ATGAAAGCCCTTCTCGGATTCATCGCAGCGTTCTTGCTGATTGTCTTCGTCACGAACTATTGGCAGACGATGCTGTGGATCTTGCTGTGGGTTGTAATCGCGGCGTTCGTTATCCCGATGACGTACGAAGGCTTCAAGTTCGTGCGCGAGTACCGAGCCGACATGCGCAAGGTGAAGGCCGACTACTACGAGGGCCTCGACGAGCGCACGAATCTGCAGCATCAGCAGTACCTAGCCGGCCGCGACGAAGGCGTCTACGGGGATTACCCACCGGTGAAAATCGACTAGGCCATGCCTCTGACTAAGCCCTAGCCGGAACAACGGGCGTCTTCAGCACTGTCACGCTGCTGCAGCAGAATCGCGATGCCGCGATCCTGGTCGCGGGCCGACTCGCTGCAACGTGGCCGCGAGCAATCCGAGGACTGCCAGGGGTGCTGCGAATGCGAGCAATCCCCAGTAAGAGGACCAGTTCGCCAGCCCGATGATCGACAGACTAACGAGCGCAGCGACCGCTAACCAGGAGACCCACATTCGAGCTGCCAATGCCGCCGCCATCGGCGGTGCTGTTAACAACAGTCCCAACCCGAACAGCGGCCATATCCCCAATGCATGGACGATACGGTCATCACACCGAAAGGAAGACTGACTTTCGCCGGTCTTCGCGCACGACAAGGACACCTCAGACATAGACCACGAGGACCCTACCCACGCAACGAAAGCCAAGGCGGCCACGCCTGAGGTCCACCACACTGCTCTCCACACGTCCGCAGCCTAGCCTCCACACGTCCGCAGCCTAGCCCGGTGCAGGTCCAGCCGTTTCCGCTCGGAGTAGCTGGGATGTGATTCGGAGCGCTCTTTGCCGAATCATTACTCAAGTCGAATGCGCGTCTGGTCTCCTAGATCAATGAGATCAAAGATCGTCGTCGCCGCGGCACTTTCGCTGAGCTTCTTCACTGCTGGATGTGGAGCGTCGGACTCTACCGAATCCGAGCAGCCTCAAGACTCGGTCGTTCAATCCACGAGTCCGACAACCGAAGCCAGCCCTATTCGCAAGAAGGCGATCGGCGAAGAGGCGGCCGCAGGGTGCGTTGAAGGCGCCAGCAGAGAAACGTGCGACGTTCGATTCACGATCACCTCCATCACTCGCGGTGAATCATGTTCGGCATACTCCACTGGCATTCTCGAAATGCCAGCAAACCATGAGGTCGTCCGCTTCGATATCGAAGCGGAGACTGCGGCTGAGTTCAGCTATGCCCAGGCGAACGGCGTGTTGCTCACGCAGTACTGGAGCGTCGTCGATGCGGACGGTTTCATGGTGAAGGATCCCGATATCGCTACCGGGTGTGACGTCGACGCAAACGTCGTCTACAAGTTCCTTGAGCCAGGTACGAAACAGAGGTCGAGCGTTCCAATCATCGCGCCAGTCGGCGCGACAACGCTGCGCCTCTCCGAGCAAGGTCACGGCTGGGAATGGGAGATTCCTGCAGCGGCTGAGGCGCCGCCGGCCGTCACCACACCACAGGTTGAATCTCCCGTCGAACCCACGGTTCAGGAGTGGACACCAATAACAACCACCGTTGCCCAGAATCCCGTCGACAGCCGTCCTAACCCTTATCCGAACTCGCAGGACTCATTCGGCCGAGATACGGGAACAAGCGGGGCAACCTTGGTCGGGTGTGGCGATTGGAGTGAGTACCAGCCAGGTACAGGCATCTATTCAGACGGCTCTCTGGACTACGCCGCAGAATGCCTGCCTGGCGGGTCAATGGCGCCGAATTAGTGACGACCCACCTCAGATAGTCAACAAGACCTATGTGACACCACGTCCGCCGCGGTGCGCAGTACACCAACGATCGCGGACTATGGATGCGCCGGCGAAGTGCCTTCCTGATTCAAGAGCACCGTATGCAACCACCAATCGTGGTTCGGCCCCATGCTCGCGAAGTAGTATCGCGCGTGCACGTTCGCCTTTGCCGGCTCGGCGTGCGCGGCCCGCCTAGGTGTTACTGACGAACGCTGTAGGCGGGCCATCTGGAGTATGAAGAACTCCGTTCACTCGCACCGGGATCGGCGTCCCTGCACCATCTCCCGCGGTCCGGCGACGGATCTCGGCGAGAATTTGCTTGTTCGACAACTGCTGCAGCGACATTCTTGTCGGCGACAACGGCACGTTCTCTTCTTCAGTCATGAACCCAGCGGCGATCAACACTTCCTGCACAGTCGCATCGAACAACGCTGCGACGCGCCGCAGCACCTGCGGGGTCGGCGACCGCGCGATCGTTGTCCACTGACGCATCTGCGATGGATAGACACCCAGCGCCCGAGCTGCTTCCTCGGGACTTTCATAGCCGCGGGCGGCGATCTGGTCTTGAACCCAAGCTGCGAATCCTGACGCCATGGGTGTCATTTTCCCACGGAGTTTCTGAATGTTCGCGCAGCGAAACAGTTCGAGAGTTTCGCGCTCGGATCAGTTATCCCCATGTGCTGTGCATGAATTGGGGATAGTTCAACACTCAAGTATCTGTGACTCGGCGAAGACTGGTATCGAAACCCTCGGATCCGTAGATTTTCCTCGGCGGCATCGCTCGAACCCCCAAATTTCGAGTATGGCGTAGCCCTGCCGACGCGATCCCCCAGACAGCCGGCAGGGCACCACAAACGGTGCGCCGCTTCCGCCTCGGTTCTCGGCGCGCCCAGAGCCACCAGCGTGCTGATCACACACTCGCTGGTGGCCCGCTGACGCCAGTAAGGGTGGAATCGCCGGACTGTATAAGACCGAAAAGTATGGTTCGGGTCGTGCTACGTGTTTGCGGCGTGCGATGATTTCCGAAATGTTTACGACGGCGAAGGTGTAGAGCATGGCTGAACAGAAGCGTTCCCTCGTTGTCTACGAGGTTTCGGTGTCGGAGAGAGGTAAGCCGAAGAAGACCTTGCCCCTCGACAACTTCGACGGCAAAGGTGGTTCGGTGCTAAAACTGTTCGCCACCTACATCAAGTCGATGCCTACCGACAAGCTGATCAAGAGAAATGACCGTTACTTCGGTCAACCCTCCGAGATCGAAGCAAAGGGCTGCACTCACCGATCCAAGGTAATTTCGGGAACCTCCGGAATCATCAGCACTATCGCCAAGGCCAAGACTCCCGGCGACGCCTTCGATCGCGAGGAGGACGATATTGAGCAGATCACCTTTAACGTCGACTTCGTTCAGCCACCCAATTCCCATGTTGGCTTTCTACTCATCGAACGAGTCTCGGGACGCTCAGTGGGACAGGCCTTCCGAACAATCTTCGTCAATCTTGTGAAGAAAAAGCATCCGGAGATCATCCTTTCCCTCGCCCGGACTGCCGAGACTGACGCGTGGAAGGCTGCAGAGGAAGCAGGCGACAAAGTCTCGATCAAGAAGGTTATCGCTATCCATCGCGGGATCGACGCGAGTGCCATGCAACAGTTTGGAATCGGCGGAGTTCCACGCCAAGTTGGTGAGTATCATCAGGTCCTTCGCTTCCAGACAGAGCCTGAGTCCGGAAGTTCACTCAAAAAACTCCGAGAAGCACTCTTCCCATCGCCGCTCCCCCAAGGCATCGCGGTTACCGATGGCACGATCAGCATGTCTGCGTCCGAAGACGGTGGGGCGGATGAGGATGAAGCCGATGAGATTGTCGCCGAGGTGTCATATCCTGGCGGCGCAGTCAAAATGATCCGGTGTTCCGGGGCTCGCCCGCCCTTGATCACGTACCCCATCGACCGCTCGGCGGGGGAAGACCACGACTACGCATTCCGGCGGGAGTCACGGCGGATAGTTCAGAAACTGGTCGGGGCAACCGACGGCGTTCTAGGTGAAAAGTGGGACAATGAACCATGGACCTCGGAAGTCGAGCACTTGCCGACGTGGAAGGTAGATGAGTTCTATGAGGCTGCCGACCCCGCTCAGTAATTTTATTGCTGACGCTGTCATTGACCTCCGTGACTCAGGTCAGGGAGAGTTACGCACCACGCTGATCAAGGTCGTCTACGGCGTTCCGGTTGCTGTCGTCGCGTCCATGCTCATAATCGTGTGGCGCGGCCATTTCAATCTCTCGCCAGCCAGCATGTTCCCTGCGGCCGCGATCTTTGCTGGGGCGTTGATGGGTACGGTCTCGATGTTGTTCACACGGGTCAAGGACGCCGCTGCTGCGCCGAAAAACGCAGTCGGCCGTGACCCGGTCTACCAGGCCACGGTGGTCTTCCGCACAGCGTTGTACTGTGCAGAAGTCGCACTGGTGTTGAACGCTGCACTGCTGGTTGCAGTTCTGTTGCCTGAGGGATGGGCTAGGAACATTGCAGGCGCACTAGCGATCGGGGTTTTTACTCACCTCGGTATGCGGGTGACTCTGCTTCTCCAGGGGCTTCGTGCGCAGATGATGAACATGGCGGGAAGCCGCGCCCAACATCCGATACCGCGTAGGTAGGCAGGAATCGACAACAGGCCCCCGACCTCGAAAGGTCGGGGGTTTGCTGTGCCTCGCCGTTTGGCCCTCTGATCGAGTGGTACCCCTCAGTTGCGGCTTTTCGATGTCGGTAACACGATGAGCCGCATCGGCACACCTTCCGGGTGTCATTCCCCGGAGGTGGGCTGCCTCGCCTCAACCGGACCTACTAGGATTTTCCCTGGATCGGGCCCCCGGACAGCGAGAGTTGCATTAGCTGATGAAGTACGGCGCATACTGCACGCAATGTCGACGCTGCGGCAGCATGGTGTACGACGGCCCATGGATCTCGCCGACCGAACGGCTGAGACTGCAGCAAGATCACCGAAGTTCCTGTCCTACCGGTGTCATTCCGATCCGAGAGTCGCTCTTGACGTCGTCTCGGGTTGCCACTGCGAACCCACACATCACGCGCCCCGCCTAATTGCGACAGAGGGTGAAGTCAGAGATGAAAAGACCCCGAAGTTACGATGCGGCTACCGTTGCAGGTATCGTCGAGATGTAAACGCGTAACGATACTGTTCTTCGTTTACCAGCCCTGACGGTCCCCTATCTTGTGTGGCCGTCAGGGCTGCCCTGTTGCGAAATGAAAAACCCCGAATCTAGTTACCCTCGGCAACCATCTGTGACGGGGCAGCCGAAGCATCCAACGAACCTCGAAACGGAGATGTCGTGAAACGGACAGCACTGCGCCTCGTAACAGGAGCCCTCTTCGTCGCCGTCGTAACCCGATCACTCGGTTACCTGGCCTCGGCTCAGCCTTTCGGCGTACCTCTGGGGCACCGATCCGTGCGCTGAGGTCCTTCTCTCAACCGCAGCGACAGTCCGTCGCACGGCCTCAGCAAGGCAAGGGAAGATCAACCCGGTCCCGCAAACTGACTTATTGCAGGCATCCGCGTGCGGGTCAGTCTCAGCCGAACCGTTGCGCCCGATTCATCCCCAGATGCTGTGATTGAATTACGGAAACTGTTGTGCGCGTTAATTTCAGGCGCGTCCGGGTATACCTTTGCTGCGGTTGAAGGTTTCGGGGTTGAACCGTGACCGGGCGCCCGCCAATCGGTTGGTCAATCACCGGGAGGCGGGTCGCCCGTTTGGCGACATGACAAAAGTTACTAGTACGGAACAAAAGTTACTAGTACGGAATGTGCTCCGGCGCTCATGCGCGCGTACTTTCGATACTGAGGGCAGTTGCTGGTCGGTATTGAGAGGGGCAGCTTCCTCAGTGCCTGTCGATCTCCCTTACCAGTTCGACAGGCACACAAACGGGGGCGCTTGGCGGTTAGCCATTCGCTCCCGCAATCCACTCTCAGCCGTCTGCGCGTGCTAACTTTCCGAAGCTGACTATCGATCAGCTCCTTGGACTGCGCGTCCGCGATGTATCCGTGAATGACGCGCACGGCCCGCCGGAGAGCCGACACTCATCACCACTGGCGGGCCGACCCAGCAACAGGAGGAACCAACCTCAAAGGATTGATGCGGTGTCATTCTCGAAGGCTGTCGGGACCCCACCTACACTGCATCGCGCGGCGTCGGGAGGGTAAGAAAAGACCAGCTCGGCCCCGCCAGCCGGTGTGTTTACAGCGTTCCAGAAGCGGATATAATTCCTTTGCTGCGGCGATTCTGAGTGGGTCAGTTCAGCCGCGCAAGGCCTGCCCTCCGGCTGTCCACTCGCCGGGGGTGGGCCCTCCCCTACAAGGCTGAGAGCGGCCTCCATCCTCCCCCGAGGGTTGGGGCCGCGTTCGTTCGTTTGGTGGATTTCTGCCCGATTCCAGTGTTTGCCTAATGCTTGCCAAATACGTTCGAGAGGTCGGATTCAATCGAGGGGTCGGATCCGGCATGTGGTTGGTCATTCGCGTTGTGTGCTCAACGCGGGTGGCGTTCGACGGGACCCGGCTGCATCTGGCCGGGCCGGGTCCCCACAAGAACGACGAAAGCCCCTTCCTTACCAGGAGATGGGGGCTGAGTTACGCAGCTACGCCTTGCGGGACTTGACCCACTCGTCGACTGTTTCTTTCGTCCAGCCTTGGTTGCGGCCGATCATCGCGTCGGGCGGTGGAAATGTCTTGTACTGCTTGACGGTAGCGAGTGTGACGCCGAGGTAGTCGGCTATTTCGCCGCGCGACATGAAGCGGATCACGGCTCCTCCTTGGTTCGAGTATCCCTCATATTAGCACCCTTAAAGATGCTCGAGAAATCTCTCCGGATAAAGAAATAAACACCTTTCATATCCTGTGAACCATCCTTAAGGGTGCTATGGTTTAGGTACAACAGCAGAGAGGAGGTGAGTGAGTGGCTGAAAGCCGAATCGCCCTGATCGTCGCAATTGCAACACTGATTGTGAACATCTGGATGGCAATCCAGAATCGGGAGCCGAGGAAGCGAGGCAAACACCGGAAGCGGAAACGCTGACCTGAGACGGGATCGGAGAGTTGGAGGCTCCCCGATCCCCCTCAAGGGTCCATCATAGAAGACAACACAGCAAGGGAGACCGAGATGCTCAAACGCAACTACGACGTCCTGGGAACAATCAGCACAGGTGCAGTCCTGGCGATCTTGTCGGCCCCCTGGCCGCTTTGGATCGTCTGGGGAGGCATCGTCGCCTACCAGGTACAGAACCGCGTGCGGTTCCGGCCGGCGTGATGCTGCCCCAGAAACGACAAACACGCCCCACTCTCACATGAGGATGGGGCGTGTTTTGTACTACAGAATGGCGAAGCCACTCCGCGTGTAGATAGTTGTTCCAAACTGGCTGATTCGGTTGTACTGAACCTTCACTCTGTCCCCGGCCGCCAGCGGGTAGCTGACCGCAGTCCCGCCGCGAACGTCATAGCCACCGATGTCGGAACTGGTGTTCACCACATTGCCGTTCACGAGGATCCGGATTGCAGACTTATTATCCGAACGGCAGTTCACATTGGCAGTCAAGATAGCGCTCGGATGACTCTTCTGAACCACGAACGAAGTGCCATCCATGATGGTGCCCGGATTGGGCGTAAAGGCAATGTCGGACCAACCTACGGGCGGAGTCTGATCGACCTCAGTGCCGCCAATGGCTACGGGCTGATCCTCCGCCGAGATGGTCATCATCGTCCGATTGGCCACAACGGTCGTAGCGAAAGCTCCGGACTGATTCCGATATCCCAGGGTCAACACATCGCCGACGGCCAGGATTGTGTTGGCCATCCCCATCAGCTGAAGAGCGCCGTTGTAGTTCACAGACCCTGCTGACTCGGTGCCAATCAACGTGCCGTTCTTGTAGATACCGAGATAGGCGGTGTTGTTGGAGGTCGTGGTGAAGTGCCCAGTAAACCCAATGCGGACAGGGCCAGACGTTGCACTGACAACGCCGTTGCCCTGAACAACCGTTCCGGGAAGTCCTGGATTGGAGATCATTCCAGGGATGGTCACCGTTGCCACTGCCGATGTCTGGAAGTTGGCGCCGAGGATGATGCCAGTGGGCGTGAAAGAGCTGAACAGAAGCTTCCACCCCGTCCCCGCCCAGAGGTGAGACGACTTGATGTTCTTCCATTCAGAACCAGTCCAATAGGCGCGTTGCGTGATTTTCTTGTACGAGTTCCCGTCCCAGGCGTGTGCAGGCATCGGCTACTCCGTCACGTGGTAAATAGCGCCCGTTATCTGGCCGGTTGTCGGCAGCGCTGTAACGATCTGGTCGAGGTCGCCACGCCTCGCAGTCGCCGACGTCGTACCTAGCGCGAGGTTCGAGTTGCCCGTTCCTGCTCCGATCGCAGCTCGGCCTGCTGCTTGGTCGACAGCCCGCATTGATGCCCGGCCCACGGCGGTTGCATCGGTGATGTCGGCCGAGGAGGTGTCCACCGCACCTGTTCTTCCGTTCACCGAAGAGACCGGCGAGGTGGGATAGGTAGCTTCCAGCCAGTTCGTCGGCACTGACGCCGGATTCGCGATCAAGCGGAAATCTGTACCTCGATCACCGCGTGTGCACCAGTCACCGCGCTCACCACCGAGAGTGATCATTCCCGCCTCGGAATAGGTCACACCGCGAAATGATGCGCGCGCCTCGGCAGGAATCTGCGCCGCCAGGATCTTGCCGGCGCCGTCGAGGTCCGCCTTCGTGGAGAGTTTCGCTGTCAGTCCGGAGACCTGTGCTTCGGTGTGCGTGTGCGTCGTCGGAGCCTTGCCGTCGAGTGCACTCTGCAGGCCGGTGACATCTGCGACGGCGTGGGAGTGAGCGGTCGGTGGGCGGGCGTCGGTCAGGCGCGAATCATCCTGCTGCACCGACGTGTCCGCCCTGTCGAGCGAGGTCTGCACGCCGGGCGATGTCTTCGCCTTGGTGACTGCCTCGTCGGCGAGCTTCGGTGTCGTGACTGCGTTGTCGAGTACGGAACCGGCAACGATGCCATCAGCCGCGTCCTCGGCCCGCTGAGCCTGTGTCGTCGCGTCCGTCACTGCCTGCTGAGACAGTTCGCGTTCGGTGACGAACTGGGCGCCGTACTGCTCGAGAGTTTGGTCGACCAGGTTGGCCGTGTTCTCGATGCTGGTCTTCGTTTGATGGACATCGGTCTGGATCTGCTCGACGTCACCCTTTGCTGTGACCACAAGATCGAGCGCGTCGGTGACAGTCTGACGGTCTGCCTCGACCGCGGAGGCTGCGGACTCGACTGTCAGACGATCCTCGGCGACCTGGGCAGCGTCCTCGGCGACGTCCTGGATTCCAGCGGCTGTCCGCACCGACAACTCCGCCGCTTCCTCAGCACGCCCAGCTGCCTCAGTGGCCTCAGCGATCGCAGGAACAGGAAGTGTGATGTCTGGTCCCTCCGACATGTCGAACACAAGGCTGTCACCGGACACGGAGATGCCGTCGACACTCCTGCCCGCAGGACCAGGAACCGTCGAATCCTTCCCTGGCGGACCCGGCGACGGGACGAGGATCCCGCCACCTCCGGACTCCTCCTCCCCCAGTGTGATTCGCTCGCCATCACTGCCTACGAGAATCATTTGTTCACCTTCTTCACCTGTCCGGTTTGCAGTTCCAACTCAGCCGTCGGCGTGGTCGTGGTGTCCTGGAACATCAGCCAGTATTTGGTTCCTGCGGCAATGGTCGCGACGACTTCGGACTCGATTTTCAGCGATGCTGTGCCGCCGACAATCGTGAACACCCACCTCACCTGTGAGGTGCCCGGATCTCCAAGAAGAAAGTACAGCTTATGCCCGTCAGGGAAGCTGGAGCCGTCTTCGAATCGATACCAGTACACGAAGTCGCCGACTGTGGGGAGGTTCAGGGCGAATTTCGGTGTGGGTGTGCGGATGTCGCCCATCAGATTCCCTTCCCGTAGATGTCGTGTGACGGCGATGCCAACGAGGTGTTGTCGCGGCTGATCAGGGTTGCGGTAGGCATATTTCGCGTAGCCTCTCCAATGAGAAGGCCCCCGCGACTGCGTCAACAGTCCGGGGGCATGTCCGACTAACAGGAGTCGATACACAGATGATAGTTACCGGCGCATTCTTTGCCGAAAAAGTTGAGGTCGTAGACGATAAAGCCAATATCATGGGCGGAATCCTCGACTACGTCACGCTGGCTGGCCCGGGCGACACGTGGGACACGAATCTGTTCCTGGTACTGCAGGCCGGTGCAGACGACGAAGAAACCGACTACACAATCTCCGTTGAAATCATTGGCCCAGGTGGTGAGACAGTCGGCACGCACGAAGTATTGGTCCCCGCTGACGCACACTCGGGAGAAAATCGCTTCTATTTCCTTAGTCTACGAATGGCATTCTCGACCCCCGGCAGGCACGTCTTTATCCTTACGGTCGGCGGCGCAATAGTGTCGGTGCCGATCCGGATCGATTTCTGACGAGCGCCCACCCTCGTCCAAGTCGAATTCGGCGATCTACGGAGACCAGCGAGGATTGACGGCGGCCGGATTCGGTTAGGGCTTGACCACCACCGCCACCACCGCCTACGCGGATGCCTACATGGATGCCGCGACATAAGTCAGCCCGTGTTCCGTCTGGTTGCTTCCTCGCTCTACGACCAAGGAGGCCGAGTAGCTTCTTCATGGTGCCTGGACCGCCTTTCCGTAGATGTCGCGCATGATGTCCGCGATGTCGGGGTCGACGTTGGCGGATGCGCTGGTGATGTCGTGGCCATGATCGGCGAGCGTTTCGAGCAGCTCGGCAGACTTAGTCTCAAGTTCTTTCGCCAGGACGTGAACTCGGATCGGCTTCGCCGCTTCGTATTCGAAGGTCGTCGGCTCATCGATCTCGGCGGGACTGTCGTCGACCACCGGATCGGGCACCACAATCTCGTAGCCGCCCGCTAGCATAAGCGCCAACGTGGCAGCATCATTCAGATCCGCTTCGTGATGCAACATGCACGAACCCGGCATGCGATCCATGTTCCGTGCCCGACCGGACGAAGTGGACGGAACCACGACAACTTCCGGTAGCTGCATCCCGAAAGACGGCTGCGCCCAGATAATCACATGGTCGGCCTGGAACAAGTGCTCTGAAAGTCGGTAGCAATTCGCCGGTCCCGCGTACCCCTTCACGTCCTCGATAATCAATGTTGCAGTCTTCACGGTTCGTCCTCTCCCAACATGTATTCGACAATCGTCACGCAACCATCAGCACCCGAACCGAAGCCGCAACCGCCGCCGCCAGCGGGGAACCCGCCAGGCTGACCAGGATTACCGCCGCCGCCCGATTGGCTTGTCTCCCACAGGAAGGCTGGCGATTCCCCAGAGCCGGTGAAAGGTCCGGAAGAACCGCCACGCTTCCCCAGGCCCGCGCCGCCGCCGCCACCTGCAAGTAGGCGAATGGATGATGAAGTGACCGCCTCTCCGCCAGTGCCACTCAATCCGCCAGCGCCACCACGCATGGTTGCCAGTCCGCCGGCCCCGCCATTGTCAGCGCCAGAGCCGCCATTGGCGATAACGTCCCAGAACGAAGAACTTCCACCATCCTGGCCATTCGTGCCGCCCGCTCCGACCACGATTTCCACGACCTGCGGAACATTCCGCGCAAACACCATGAAGCGATCCACCGCTGCGCCTCCGCCGCCGCCCGCCGCCTGATTGCCGCCGCCGCCGGCTCCCCGCAGAATCAGGTCGAACTGGTAGCAGCCATTGGGCGGAGACCATGTGAAAGTTCCTGGTGTACGGAACACTTCCATCTGCGCGTACCTCACGCGAAACGCTCGATGATGTGAACGATGCCAGCGCCGCCGTTTCCGCCACGGCCCCAGCTGTTGCTGTTGTTCCCAGAGCCCCCGCCGCCACCACCACCGCCAGGGAATGCGCCAGCGCCAGCCGTAGAGCCGTTGTTACGCGCACCTCCCGCGCCTCCACCGCCGCCAGTTGGGACAAGCTGAGATGGAACCTTGCCGGGCGCATTGGCCGTGGTACCACCCGGAGAAATGCCACCCTGACCACCCATGCCCTGGGTTGAGGGGTAGGACGCGGAAGTGGTGAATCCGCGTCCGCCGCCTCCGCCGCCGCCATGCAAGTCATAAGGAGAAACGGAAGATCCCGCGTTGGCCGGCGCTCCAGCAGCCTGAGTGACCAGACTGCCGAAGCCGCCAGGAATCATCCCCGTACCACCCGGAACCCGATCCCAGTTGCTTTGATACGCGAAGTCCGCAGTGGGACCGCCGATTCCACCGCCAGCCTCGAGGTCCAGGACCCAGGAACTACCGCCAGGTTTGCCGTTGCTGTCCGTGCTGATAGCGCCATCACCGGGGTATCCAACCTTGATGGAAATGACCTTCGGAGTTCCGTCAGCATTGAAAAGCATGCTGCCAGGAATGGTGAAGTGGTTTTCTCCACCACCAGATCCACCCCCGCCGCCGAGCTGGGAGGCTGGAGCAATGTCGATACTCCACTTCCCCGAAGCGCCGCCGCCGCCAGCGCCAACCATGATCACATCCCACGAAATCGTTCCCGGTGAAGCCGTGATGTCTGCGTTTCCTGTAAAGGTGCGCGTCTTACCGAAAATGGTGAGCTGGGCAAGCTCCTCACGGATCTCTTCGATGGTTTTCGAGTGGTCGGTGATCAACTGAAGTTGCTCTTCGAGTGACTTGCCGTCATGTTTGAACGCGTTCTGCGCACCCTGCCATTTACCTAGAGCGCCGTTGGTCAGTCTCGCCTTGGCTTGCTCCTCAGTCTCCAGCTGGCGCGCTCGGAAGAGACCACGCCCGAGGGAGCCTTCGGGGATGGAACCATCAGGAGCGGTCAAAGATCACACCTCCTCTTTCACTTCATCCGGCATCGTCGGCTCGGGCGGGATCTCGACGTGGGGAGCGTGCTGTCGCAGCAGTGCGGCGAGGATCACGATGTAGTTGCCTTGCGCTCGGACGAACCGAACGCACACCCGGATTAGCCTGCGATCCTCTTTGCGGCCACCTTCGAGTTCGGCAACCTTGGCCTGCAACTGTCGAACTTGTGATTGCTGCCGACTCACCCATGCCGCGAGGATGCTGGTCGCTGCGATGCCGAATGCTGAAATCCGTTCCGGGCTCAGTAATTCCAGCAGCATCGATCACTGCTCCGTATCGGAAGGGGCGCGGTGCCGGCCGGCGTCCGGAGTCGAACCGATATTCCGCTCGATCGCCCGCACGAGATCGGCGATCACGAAGACCGCCTGATGGTTTTTGGTAAAGCTGAGCGAGTACTTCTTCTCCGCTGCGAACCACTCCCAGACCGGCAGTCCCCACGAAGCGATCAGTTCGAGATCCGAGGTCACTGCATGCCCGCGTGCGTAAATCTGATCGAGTGCATTCTGTACCTCGACCACGGGCCGGTCGGCTGCCTCGGCGAGATCGAATGCGAAGGCGGACGCAATGAGCCCGGTACTCGCGGGCATTGCCGGGAGTACTTCGTCGTCGGTCTCGTCGATGGCGATGAGGGCGGGCTGCACGGGGGCGAGCGACGGCAGTCCCTTGGTCGATCCGAAGTTGCTCGAGGCCAGCGACGTCAGTACTGATACGAGTGCCGCGGTGGTGGCCAGGGTGAGGGCATCGTGCCAATTGATGTCCGAGAGCGTTCCGGTAGCCGGGATCGCGCCGACGAGGGCACCGACGAAGGTGCGGCCCACTCGGTCTGCGAGGTCGATCGCGAAGTTGCCCGAGGTGAGTGCCGTCGATGTCGAGAGTGCGATCAAAAACGAGACGAGGGCCGCGAGCGCCGCCGAGGACAGCGCCGTGGTCCAGGCGACGGAGGCGATTGTCGCGCCAGCCCCGAGGAAGACGAGCACTGTTTGCAGGAATGTCTTGCCGGTGCGATCGAGCAAGTCCAGCCAGAAGGCTTTCGTGTCGATCGAGTGAGTGCCGACGAGTTCGACTCCGAGAGTGAGAGTTCCGTTGGATTCAGCCATGGTCAGTAGTTCCTTCGTTCGTAGCGGTCAGATCGAGTGATGGAGTCATAGCCGCGCGCCCATCGCCAGGCGGCCCATAGGGTTACCCCTGCTGACGTGGCGCCGAGTGCGGCGATCGCGAGCGCAAGTTTCATCGGACGCCCGCCGCTCGCCAGGTATCGGGGCCGACGATGCCGTCAACCGCGAGTCCAGAACGACTCTGCACCTGTCGCACAACCGATTCGGTTGCAGGGCCGAAGTCGCCGTCGACTGCGAGCGTGGAGTAGCTCGCGAACATGCGGTTGAGCAGTGCCTGGAGATAGGTGACGTCTGCGCCGGTCGAGCCGCGCCGGATCGTCGCGCGAGCCACCGGGGCCGGGGTGGGCGTAGGGGCCGGGGCCGATCCCGCTGCGATGAGTCCGAGGTGGCCGGCTTCGAGTCGCTTCGCGAAGGCGATGAGCTTCGCGGATGCTCCGTCCCCGGACGCGGTGCCGTGGTTGAGTTGGAAGTGCATCTCGTCGGGGCGGTTCCAGTTTCGTCCGTGGAAGATGTTGTCTTCGAACAGTCGTCGGCCTTCGTTGATCTTGGCGACAATGCCTGCGGACATCCGACGCTGCCCCATGGGGTACTGCGTGGCGTTGAAGTCGAGGCCTGTACCGGAGAGGTGGTTCGAGTTGCCGACGTCGTTGCGTTCGGACCAGCCCCAGTCGTCGCCGACACCGGCCTTGTAAAGGTCGAGGCGTTCGACGTTGTTGTGGTACCAGATCGCCCACGCCCGCAACACGATTTCGGATGGTCCGGATCGGACGATCATTGCGGCGAGGTACTGATTGTCGGCGCCAGGAACGTAGATTCGCTCGCACGCTGCGCGGGTACACATTCGCCAACCGTTCTCGGAACGCGTGTTGCCATAAGCGGTTCGGAATAATGTCATGACTACCCCTTTCGGGATGTAGGAATGGAGGGCTCTAGAGGCCCAGATGTGCGACGAGCCGGTCGGCGATTTCGCGACCGACATAGGCGTCAGGGTCGACGTCCAGTCCAAGATTTCCGAGAAGTTCGACCACCTGACCGCCGTCGACGTCAAGACGCGACGCCAGTTCACTGACCTGCAAATGACCGGCGGGAGCGGAGAGTTCGGGAACGTCCTCGAATCCCATCTTTTCGAGCACCACCTGTTTCAGCTCGGCTCGATCAGACTGTGGCAACTGCGCCACGACATCCGTCCAGGAGCTCTGCGGAAGGTCGGGGGTCTCCATGGACACCCACTCACCCTGTGCAGTCCACCTGTCCGCCACCGCATTCTTGGGTGGTTGATATTTGAGTGTCGGCTTCGCCGATGGTCTGGCGCCGAGGATCCACATACGCCAGGACTGCATTTCCCAGTACTCAGTTCCGAGCATCAAAGGGGCTCCGACTACGCCGGGCATCCCTGTGAACATCCACAAGAACGCCTGGCGCGGATTACGGAGATCACAGTTCCCTCGTAGCGGAAGACCTTGCCCTTCCCATGCCGGCCACTGGTCGAAAGTCTTTCCGCGAACAAGTCCTTGCTGTTCCATCGTCAGACTCCCAACTGTTGAAGTGAGGTGGCGAACGCTTCGATCCGCTCCCATGCCTTCTGCACGGGGTCCTCGAGCGCGCGACTGTCGCCGATAGTCACGGTGCGTGTGACTGGCTGCTCGCGTGACCAGGACAGCCCTACCTTGGAGATCCGGTCGATGTAGATGCGGCCGGTCTTGTCTTTTTGCATCGTGAAACCTGCACGGTCACCGAGCCATACGTGTCCGGTCTCGCTGATCAGGAAAGGTGCGGCATCGCGGGCGCCGAACTCGATGGACTCGTACGAGCGTGTCGCCCAGATTCCCGCTCGGAGAACCATGAGCGAGGAAATGGTGTAGGCCTTGCCCGCACCGTCCTGGAAGTACTCGAAGTATCTCGTCCAGCCTTGATTGTTGGCCCGCGCGACCAACCGTGCGACCATCCAGGCGAGCACGGTCCCCATGTAGAACGGTTTCAGCACGGCGTCCGCCACACCGCCCATGGGTGGCACGCCGGGAATCATGGCGGTCAGATCGCCCAACATCTGCACTGTCGCCGACATCAATTCGTCGACGCCTGGGGCTGAGCTACCGCCCGTGACGACTTGTATGCCCTTCGACGGAGTCTTGCGGAACCGATACCTGTCCAGCCCGGTCTCTTCGCCGTCGCGCCACACCGCAAGCGGCAGCGACTTATTCGTCCGCTTGCTGCCCGGGATGTAGTACTCGGCCGGGATCGTGGTGTCGGTTTTGAGTTGCGACGTGCTTTCGATGAAATCGCCGATGAACTTCTCGACGGTCATTTTCAGGCCGTCGAATCGAGTGCCGCCCTGCGACGTTCCCGTGAACCGTCCGGATCGATCTTCGAACGACACGACAACCGTCCCGTGACGCAGGTTCGCACCGGGCCACGGAGGCGGATCGCCGTGAAGGTAGCGGCGCACGACAGGAGTGATTTCGCCGTCCTGCATCATCGTCTTGGCGATGTCGTGGAAGTTCTTGAAGCGTGAGCCCGCAATCCCCCACAGTGCACCGGAATTGAGCGAATCCATGAACTTGATCGGCTTGACGACGAGTGACCAGGTGGACTGATCGAGGTTCGTCCGATTCGCCGGATCCATCGGATCGTCCGGCATTGCCCAGGTCGAGTTTCGTTCCCGATGGCACTGGAGGTCGAGCATCGTGGACAGCACCCACGGGATCGGCCCCGGGAGGATGAACACGCGCGGCGCCTGGAAGTGCTCACCGAAGAAACTGTTGGACCAGACGGTGTACCACTTGAGCCGCTCGTAGTCGCTCGAAAACGTCGCTACGACAACCTGATCGCCGTTGTCTCGCTTGTCGAGTTCGACGTACTCGAGGAGTCCACCCCACCGTGAGCCTGTGTACTCGACGGTGATGTTGACGTTGCGCTTCTCGCCGCGCTGCATGCGGCCCCACTCGTCCCAGAGCCACTGCCCCACAGGGTGATCGAGCGGATGTTCCAACTGCCCGGGTCCGGTGTCGCCTTCGATCAGATCGAAGGTGCCGCCGTATTCGGCCTGCACCAGATGCTGCAGCCGCATCTCGCCGTCCCACAGCAATGCAACCGGTGGGATCTGGCGCTGATTCTGCTCACGCTGCTCTTCGGCCCGGGTGGCTTCCCAGATCGCTTCGCATTGCTCTTCGAGCGACAGTCCGTGATCGATCACCGTCACCGGCGGCCACCTCCTGTCATTGCATGCCGATAGGCCGCGACCATCGCCGCGGCTGAACCAGCTGGATCATCGCGCCGCCCGCCGGCGCGTTCGTCACCGATACCCGCAGAGTTTGCTTCTGCGTCTTCGGCGGGATGACGTACTCGAAAAACCGCCCGGGAACAGGCATCCGGCCCAGCAAGTTCGTATTCGCAGCATCACGAACCATCAGCTTCATCGGATCCAGATCGACCGTGAACCCACCCTCGAGCGCACCGATGGACGGCATGACGATGGAGCGGTTCGCGTCGTTGCGGCCCGACAGCTTCGACACGCCAGGTCGACGTTTGCCTGGCGGCCCCTCCCATGACACGTCAGGAAGGATCCAGTCACCGCGAGTGCCGATCCACTTGTGCCGCATCGGCTGATCCGTCGGGTTCCAGACCTCGATCTCGCCGGACCCCGAAGAACTGCCGGTCGACCACTTCGTGATGTAGTCGTCCTCGTAGTAGTGCGGTTGACCCGCTCGAAGTGGAATGATCGGATTCGAATACTCCACGACGAGCGGGTCGATGCCCGGATCGAAATCGGGCTGCTCGTACAGCTGCACGTCAAGGAACCGTGTCGAATTCTCTGTAATGACCTCGATGGACGCCAATTTCGCGTCGTGGTCCCACTGATCGACCCGGTAGTCGAACGCCTGCCGGAACCGCGAATCGATGTCCTCCTGGTCGCCGCCAGCAACCCGATCCGCGGAAACATGGAACCCCAGCGCAAGATCGCGCCAGTCGTTCCACATCCCCTTCATCGTTCCGCCCGACTCGGCGTTCGCCGCCACCCACGACGTGCGGACCGGGGAGTCGAACAGCCCCTTGACCTGATCGACTCCCAAGTCCACACCTTCGGTACCGGCATCCTCGCCGTGAACAGGCCAGAAGCTCCCGTCCGTGCCGTGAATGTTGATCGTCATCGATGCCATGGCGACCTCCCAGCCCTATCGATCATCCGAATGGCCTTCCTGCATGCCGCATCATCTGGCGACCCTGAGCACGCTGTGCGCTGTGCACCGCTGCCATGCCGTCAGAGAATGTCGGGTTGTTGATGTTGACCGAGTAGTCGTTTCCACCACCGGCATTCGGATTGATGGCGAGCGTGTCCAAGTTCGCAATCTTGGCGATATTCGCGAACTCGGGCGCCGTGAACACCGGCTCCGGAGCACCGGACTTGTTCAACGCCAACCCGCCGTGCGGGATCATTCCGCCCTGGTCGTAGAGCTTGATCGGCAACGTCTTGAGCCAATCCTCAACCCAATTCCCCGCACCGATCGTGACCGGCAGCTGACCGTCGATCTCACTCTGAGGGAACGAACGCGACACGAAGTCACCCAACGGATCTCGCATCGCCTCCGCAGCCGAGGACTCCGGCAAGGTGGATCCCGGCTTCGGCTTCTTGAACTCCGGAAGCGGGATATCCAGCCAACGAGAATTGACGCCGAATATCTCGAGCGCTGAATCGACTGCGATCCCCACCAGGTCGGACCCGTATTTCTTGAGCCGATCCTTCAGCGAGAAATCGCCGTTCGCGTCCTTGTCCTTGTCCTCCTCGACCTTCTTCCGAGTCGCGGCGAGCGAGTTCTGAGCCGAGTAGACCGAGATATCGGCCTTCTCCTTCTCGAGCGAGGTCGACTCGGGATCGTTGTACACCTCGTCCCGAGCCAACTGCGCATCCAGAAGAGCAATCTCGGCATTGCGCACCGAAATCGCATCCTCGTCCATCTCGCCAGTCAGAACAGGAGCCGGATCGTTCGATATCGAACTCTTGCCGTCACGTTTCTGCTCCAGCTCGCGGACCTTGAGCTCGGCCTGCTGAACCTTCAGCTCCGCTTGGTCACGATCAGCCTGAGACTTCTTGTCGTTGGCGTTGATCTTGTCCCGAGCCTCCTGCGCCTGAATCACAGCCACACGGGCCGATTCGAGTGCAAGAGCGTCCTTCTCGGTCCACTCCACTGGTTTCTCGCCACGCAGATACGCGCCCGACTTGCTGTCCCATCCGTCGATGAGTTCGTTCGGCAGGTGGAACTTCACCGGGAACTGCGACGACTGAGCGTTCGCACGGTTGCCGCCGATGCCCGATGTACCTTGAGCGCCGCCCGATTCCGCAGACATGCCGGCGATGGTCGCCGCCATGTGCTCTTTCGAGATACCGACCTGGAACTGCGTGCCCGCAGGACCCAAACCTGCCTGCAGACCCGCGACACCGCCACTACCGTTGAAGAAGTCGTACGTGGTGTACAGACGCTTCACCGATCCGGTGATGCCCATGACGATCTGCTGTAACCAGCCGACAAATCCCGAGCAGTCGAATTGCGTCGGCCCTGTACCGCCCCACAGGTACTTGTTGCCCTCGACGGATCGGCCGGCCGCGAGTCCCGCCTCGATACCGTTGCGGCCACCCTCGGCGAAGCGTGGAAGATTCTTCAACCGCGAGTCATCGCGGTTGATCATCCCCAGCAGCCAATCCCACTTTTCCGACGAGCGGCCGTTGACGATCCACTCGCCCTTGTCGACCCAGGTTGTCGGTACGCCATCGCGGCCCATTCCGAGGAAGCCGTCAACACGATCGGTGCCCGGCCCTGACGTGGGAAGTCGTGCGCCGTCGGCATTTCGAGGAAGCCGCCCACCGTAGTATCTGCCAGCGACCTGAGGCAGCCCCTGTTGGCGATACAACTCATTGATCGCGTCGTTCGACCAACCGCCACTCTGCTGCGCAACGGTGTAGAGCTGGTTGAACTGGACGGTGACCGTCTTGTCCTTCAGTGCGTCCAAGGCTGCCTTCGCGGCCCCGCCGTCGATCAGGAACTTCTCAATCCCCGCAATGAACGCCTTCGGGTCCGCAACCTTGCTCGACAGGTCGAACAGTTCCTGCAAACCAATGTTCTTCTGATCCTTGAGCTTCTCGATATCAAGATCGGCGCCCGGCTTTACCTCGAGCTCGTCGAGGTACTTCATGAAGGCGTCGGCGCTGCCCGCATTGAAATCGAACTGCTTGAGGTCGAGATCGATCCCGGCCATCGCCTTCAGATTGTCGAATGCGATCATGTTGTCCATGGCCGTGCTCAACTTCATCTGAAATTCGTTGTCGTCCATGTCGATCCGGATCTGGCCGCTAGGCAAATCCGTAACGTCGGCGCCCATGCGACGCAGTTCCGCCAGGATGCTCGGGTCGAAATCCTTCTCGACCGTCAGAACCTTCGGCTTACCTGGCTCGATCTGCATCATCTGAGACCAGACCTCAGCAAGACCCTTGGTCACATCGTCGGCGCCCTGGAGACCAACCTGAATCTGGATGGCACGCTCGTTATAGCCGAGATACTCCAGCGCATTTCGCATGTCGCCGATTTCGATCCCGAACGACTTACTGGTGCCTTCGACCTGCTGCTGAACGCTCGAGAAGATCTCGTTGATGTCCTTGCCGGCGTTTGCCATCTGGACTGCGTTCTGGATGATCTTGACGCTGGTATCTTCGAGATCTTGACCGTTTTCGGTCAGTGTCGAAATACGCCCGTTATCCAGCAGCTCGGAGCTTGCACCCTTCGTCTGGTCAATCGGCGCCGCTTGCAACAGTTCACGAGTGAGCTTGTTGTTGTCGTTCGTGGCCTGCTTTTCATCGGGGTTGATGCCCGCAATCAGCTGCAATGAGCGATACATTGCATCGCTCTTCTCGGTGGCAGTGGCCGCTTCGTCGCCGATCGTCTTCAGGAGATCGGACATCTCCAGATAGCCTGGCGTGAGTTCCGCAACGGCAGCACGCGTGTTCTGGAACCGTCGCCTCTGACCGTCGAGCCAGATGAATGTTTCCATTCCAGCTTCGGTTGATCGGTCCAACTGCGATGTCAGGTAACCAAACTCGCCGTTCGTCCCAGAAATTGCGCCGGCAAGTTCCTTGTTGGTGACACCCAGGCCGCTGAGTGTCGCCTCAACCATTTCAGCAGAATCTCGAACCGCAAGATCCTGCTTCATGCGCTGGTTGAACGAATCGCCGGTACCGAAGAGCGCATTGCCGGCGTTCTGCCATGCGCCGCCGGCCTGGGCCCAGATTCCTGGACCGTTGGCGATCAGCGTCTTCTGTGCTGTGCGTGCCTCCTCGATTCGGCTCGTCAGGGCCTCTGTGGCCTGTTCCGACATGGCACCACCGGACGCCTGCAGCGCCTTGGCCAACTCGAACTGAGATTCGGCGGTGCCTTGTGTGGCGACCGTCAGCGCTTCGTGGAATCGCTTCGACTTCTGAATCTCGCCATTGATTCCCGAGTACGCGACCATGCCACTGATGAGCGCGATGCCGACCGGACCACCCAGGGCGCCGGACACCGCGCTCATTCCGCGACTCAAGCCGCTTGCAGCAGAACTCATTGCCGAGAGACCAGCAGCGCCGACGCCGCCCGCAGCAGCGCCCATCCTCGAGATGAACGACGTCGTCCCATGAACTGCCTGACCGGCCAACAGGTGAACCGACGCATAACCCTTCGCCTGCAGGGCGGATGCCTGCATCGCTGCGGCCGTGGCCTTCTCCTGCGCCGCGTACGCCCGAAGCCCCGGCATTGCGTTGGTATACGCCGCACCCATCTTTCCCAAGACTGTGTTGGATGCAGTCATGCGGGCTACGAAACTCGACGCCCGGTCACTGAGCGTGAGCATCGTGCCGCTGAAACGGCTCATCGAACCGCTCGCAGCGCCATATGTTGCGGCATTGGTGCGCACATCGGCGTTGAAGCGGGAAAACGCACCACGGACACCGTCAACGGAATTTCCTGTCCTCTGCCACATCCGCTGATATGCGCTCAGCGGTTGCGTTCCGGCGGCGGCCTGCGCCGTCAGGGATGCCATCGACGGAGCGATACGTGCCATGATCGCGGGCACGGTTTTGAACAGGAAGAACGCTGCAGCCAGTGCGGTGACTACACCCTGGTTGTTCTCCATCAGGCTCGACAGGGTGCTCAGGGCAGGAACGAGCACCCCGTCCGCGAGCTGCGCTGTGAGCTCGAGAGTCGAGAGGAGCAACGTCCACGACGAAACCCCGAGCGCGCCTGATGCTTCGGCGAGCGATCCGACGATGCCCTTCACCGCGGGCCAGGCCTTCACGGCTGTGTCGCCGAGTGAATCAAACACGCCCGTGAAGCGGTCCCACTCCGAGCCGATCTTCGCACCGTTCTCCGACTGGAACGTCGCGAATGCCTTCTTGCCCTCCTCGCCGAACTTCTGCAGCTTCGGCAGTCCTTGGTTGAACACGCGATGATCAAGCGTGTCAGCAAATTTCGAGACGAGCGGCGTGGCAACGTCGATTCCGGACGTGACATCCTTGAGCCAGTTCGCCGAGCGGCTGAACGTCGGCTTAAGCGCTGCCGCGCCCACGCGGCCCATCGCCGCCATCGTGTTCGCCCACGCAGCCGACACGGTATTGCCAGCGGTGGCGGCGCCGCCGATGTTCTTCTCGATCGCCGCCAAATATGTTGCGGAGTCGACCTTGCCTTCGGCGACCATGTCCGAGAGCGCCTCTTGCGTGACGCCCATTTCGGTGGCGAGCCACTGGTAAATCGGCAGCCCGCGGATTGCGAGCTGGTTCAGATCAAGGGTGTAGGCCTTGCCCTTGGTTTGAACCTTGTTGATCACCGCGCCCATCTCTTCGATGGATGTTCCGGCGATCGTTGCCGCGTCTGCAGTCAGCGACAGGTAGCGCGTCAGGTCCTGGCCGGGCTTGATTCCGGCGGCGACGGCCGACGCTGAAATCGTTGCAGCTTCACCGAGACCGAAGGATGTGCCCTTCACCGAAGCGAGGGCGGAATCCATGATCTTCGCGGTACTGAGGGTCGTATGCCCAAGCCCTTCGAGCTTGCCCTCGGCGTTATCGATCGCAGTGAGGCGGCCGAAGCCCTTGTACAGCGCCGTACCAATTGCCGTCGATACCGCGGCGCCCGTAGCCGCGGCCCCCGCCATGAGGGTCTTCCCCATGGCTGCCGACATCTTCGAGCCCATGCTGTCGCCGGCCTTTTCGCCCTGCTGGACAACCTTGGACAAAGACTTCGACACTGCGGCCGGAATGCCATCGGTGCGCGCGGCAATCGGGACGTACATGGTCGCGAGTTCAATGCCACCGGCCATGGGCCACCTCCAGTTATTCAGTTGTCATCGAGGTGCTTCCACGTTTTGCGTGTCACAATGCGGCCGATCGCCGACCGTGAAACGTGGAAGAGGGCAGCAAGATCGGCGTAGGTGCATCCACTCGTGGCGAGCGCGCGCACTGCCAACACTTGCTGCGTGGTGAGCTTCGGAGTCCCTGGTTTGAGTTCGTCGTCGAAGGTTTCGCTGGATTCGGCGTCGAGGATCTCGGGTCGGTCGGCAATTGCGAGCGGAACCTGTTCCCGGTTGTCTGCTTTGAGCCTCTTGCGAAGCTCAGAGACTGGTAGCACCGTTTTCGGCTTGCTCTCCTCGGGCGGTGTAACGCCCGGGCGTGGCATCGGCTCGGGGCGCTTGGCCTTCGAGTTGCCGCCGCGCTGCCAGTTGCCGCCCTGGATTCCGTCGAAGATGCCAGCGAGCAAGTGTGCGTGCAGATCCCAGTGAAGATCAGGATTCTTGCGGCGCATATACGCGCCGTTTGGTGGGGGGTACTTGAGGTAGCACTTGAGGTCCCACCATGAAAGATTCGCGGTGCCGAGGAAATCCAGCGATCTACCCATTGGGAGCAGATCAGCTTGGATCGCCTCGGCGACCTCCTCCTCGTCCTCTAGGTATCCGAGGAGGCTGAGGATTCCCCCACTGGCGTCTTCGACTCGTTCTCCCAGTGAGTGTCGATCTGGCCGAGCTCACCGTCGGTGAGCTTCTCGAGGATCGCGTAATCCTTGGCGCTCACATGGAGGCTGAGCATCTTCAGGACGATGTCTCGGCCGGACCGCCGGACCGGCTCCAACGGCTCTCCATTTTCCGGCTGCGGCTCGTTCTTGCCCGAGAGCCAGTCGTGGAACTCCTTGGACTTTTCGACCGGGAAGTACTGAATCTTCGGAACCGTGAAGAAAAGCGGATTCTGACGGCCCTTGATCGGGATCTCGAACTCGATCTGAATCGAAGGATCGTGGGCAGGAGTGACACGGAAGATAGCCATGGTTGGACCAAGCCTTTCGAGAACGGATTTGCTCAACGTCGATTACGTGAAAGCGTTTGACGGACGGGCCTGTTGGTGTCCCGCCCCGTGAAGGGCAGGCCCGGTCCAATGGTGTTGACACCTCACGGGGCGGGAGAATGCGGTCAGACCGCGGCGACGGTCACAGCACCGGGAGGGGTGAGACCGGATCCCGATGCGGTCACAAGACCTGCGCCGTTCTTGAATACGACCGTGAACGGGCCCCCGGTGGAGCCGGTCACATCAACATTGCCGGCGCCGACGGTCGGGAGAGCCTCGAGTGCGGTCCTCACTGCTGCGGCCGTCGGATTGAAAGCGATGCCGTCCGTGGTCTCGCCGTCCACGTACACGTTCCACGTGCCTGCAGTGGATCCGCTGGGCAGCGTGAACAGCTTCGTCACAGAACCATCGGCGGAGCTGATGGTCATGACCGCGTTGTTGCCGTCCTTCTCGAACGAGGTGATTTCCACTTCGTAAGAGATGGTGTCGGTGTGCACGTACACGCGGTCGCCGGTCAAACTCGGCTGGCCGTCGGGAATGTAGTTGCGCACGTTCGTGTCTTCGTCGACGGTGTCGAGGACCCACGAGGAGTGTGGCAGCGTCTTCTTGTTCTTGTTGACCGTGATCACGTTGCCGGAGACCACGACGTTGCTCTCACCGAAAACGGTCTTGAGCACGGTCGCGTTCTTGGACTCCATGAACTTGAACTTGAACACCAGGCCGTACTTGGTCTGGAGAACCTTGACGACCGCGCCGCCGAAGGCGTTCTTCTCGGTCTTGTCTCGGGTCTCCGACTCCGTCATGCCGTCCTCTCCGACATAGCCGTGATCGAGCCAGGCGGGCGGAAGTGCAGAGCCAGCCGGACCGGGCGCCGGAGTGCCAAGCGGAGAACGGAACACGACGCCGTTGGCGAGCGGTTCGGAGGTAAGGATGTTGCCGGCAGAAGATGCCATGGGATGCCCCTTTCAGGCAGAGTTGGCCGTGCCGCACAATGGCGGGAAACGGCCTACGGAGTGATATGTCCCCTGATGTCGAGCTGCAGGGTGAACTGATAGCGCGGCATCGACGATTCCGGATCCGGAAACGACTGCGGGACACCGATCGTGGTGACCTGACGGATTCTCGGTTCGGTCGAATCACGCTGCGCCGCTTTGAGGATCGAGAACGATCGCTCGGCAAGCTTGCGCGCGCGGCCTTCGTTGTTGTCCCAGCATTGGAAGATGACCATCCTCGAGGAGAGGATGATGTTGCGATCTCCACCGCCTGCAGCTCGCGCCGTGACGAACCTGTTCGGCCGGGGCACCGGGACCCGGGTCGAAACGTCGGTGTTGTCGCCGAGCTTGTCGTAGAGATAGTTCGTGACGATTTCTTCGACAGGGTCGAACTCGATGACCTCAACCACTGGACGCTCCCGCGGCGCGGATGAGGTTGTTGTGCTTGGCTTCCGATCGCTTCGCCTGCGCGGTGGTTGCCGCAACCGACACGAATCCGCGACCCTGCGGCCGCTTCTGCCCCTGCACGGACGAGAGCGTGTACCCGGCAGCATCGCCGCCGACCGCGGCATGGACTTTCTCCATCGTTCGATGCAGATGACCCATGACTTCCGCGCCGCGACGGAGCTGCTCGAGCGCGTGCGGATTCCAGACGATGTCAGCTTTCGACATTGCGGACCACCTTCTCGATTTGTGTCGACCAGTGAGAGCACGGCGGCGACGGAAAGTCAGCCAAACCGACAAATGTCGATCCACTCTCATCGACGTACTCGACCAGGCAGTCGCCGCGATTGTCGTCAGCAAGCGGGATCTCTTGTCCACACTCGCAGACCGCGGTTACCGACTCCGCCGTCGTAACGGCTAAGGCTGGAGTGTGCGGATCAAGCCTTCGAGTCCTGAGCGTGGTGCGAAAGGAAACTCTGCCCGCAGCCACACGCGTTGCGTCCGGGAAAGTAATCCGAATCTCGTCCAGCGGACCCGACGTCCGGACGTGAGTCACTTCGCATTTGGATTCCATCGTCATCAGTTCTCCACCTTCTTCAGTGCGATTGAGCGGCCGGGTGCGAATCCGAACGGGCCTTTGGTCCAATCGGAGTCCTCGCCGTCGACTTCGAAGTCGTGGTCGTAGCCGGGAATCACGACGCGATCGAGAGCACTGATCGTCACCTCCGGCGGTGCGAGCACCACGAGGCCTTCTATGACCATGTCTCGGTTCGGCTGGTTCGGCTCCGACATGCCGTAGTCCGAACGTGAGCCGTAGCCGTACACGAGAGTCGGTTCCGGTTCGGACCATGACTTCTTCCGGTTACGGCCGGCGTCGAGTTCCTCGGACTGTTGGAACCGACGGATCCCGATCGTGTGAGCTCGAGGAAACGGCTTCACGGGAACCACTCCGTGTCGGGCGTTCTCGATCGATACGCATCCGGAGGTGTCATGTCCACGGAGAAAGCGCGTGTCTTCCGCTTCGGGATACCGAGTTCTTCACGATCGTCGTCAGTCAGCGTGAGCGCGCCGGGCTCGTCGCCGCCGTACGTGGTCGACGTCTGAAACGGGCCGGCGCCCTGCTGGACACTGCGCACACCTTCCGGGTTCTGAAGGTGCCGGATCAGCATCCGGGCAACGAGCTTCTTTACTCGGATCAGTGGCAGCTTGTTGGCGGTGATGCGGTCCTCGATATTCGGATCTGCGCGAAGAATGTCATCCTCCGCGTCGGCGATCTTGACCGCTATCTGCTCGTCGGTCACCTCGGTCGGAGGGCCGATCCAACGGTCGCGAACATCCTTCGGAATTGTCCATGCCATCGGATCGGCACCTCCTGGTTTTCAGTTGTTGGTCGCAACCTTGGCGGGGCGACCGCGACGCTTGGGCGCCGGTGTTTCAGGGACGGGCTCGGGCTCTACCGTTTCCGGCTCGGGCTCGGTTTCGGTCTCCACCGTTTCCGGCTCGGACACGGATTCCCCTACGAGGTCGGGCGTCGACTCCTCTTCGGTGGCCGGCACACTTTCGGATTCCGGCGCGCTCTCGGGCGCGACCACTTCCGCCACAGTCTCGGTTGCCGCCTCGGTTTCGACCACGACGGGTTCCGTGAATTCAGGCTCGGGTGGCGGGCCGTCCCAGGCCGCGGGATTGGTAATCCTCGCAGCAGCCCAGGACGGAACCGCATCACTTGGCCCGAACACATGACTGACGCCCGACTCGTCCGCGACATGCACAGAGCTGATCAGGCGCGCCATCAGAGAACCTTGGCGATCATGGTCGCATTGGAGTTGCCCAGGATCGGCAGACCGATTCCCGAAGCCTTCGTCCAACGTGCGATCGGATCCTGGTCGATGTACGAACCGACGACGATGCCGGGAGCCTCGTCCTCGTCGATCGAGTAGTCAGGTTCGATCGCCTCGGCCGTGATACCCCAGAGGGTTTCGCCCAGCTTCGTCGACGTCATGCTCGATCCGCCGACGTAGAGGATCGAGTCGTCCGGAATGAGGCGCGTGGCGTCACCGTTGTAATCCTCGACCTGCGCGTCGAAGATCTCGAAACGCGGATGCCCGAACGAAGTGAACAGGGCCTGCACCGCCTCGAGCGTGACGATGGACGGCACAGCAGCGCCCGGAGGCGATACTGCGTTGCGAATCGCCTCATTCCGCATCAGTGTCGAGATGACCCGCTGCGAAGTGATCGCGCGGCCCGGATTGCCCGAGTTCGACACTCGGAAGACCGAGAACCAGGACTCCTGATCGAGGATCGGATCAGCAGCACCGGACCACAAGGTCGCTGCGGTAATGGAATGCCCCGGCTTGCGGTCGAAGTCGGCCTCGATCTCCAGGCCGTCCTGAGCAAGGCTGACCTTGCCGGTCACGAGCGCCTGCGCCTTCGCGATGATCAGACGGGTGCGGATCGCGTCCGCGAGCTCCACGGCGTCCTTGAGGATCAGGTCCAGGATTGCCGAGTTCGCCCTTCGCAGCCGCAGACGGTCGTACTCTCCGAGTCGCTTCTTCTCCGAAAGTGGAGGCAGCTCACCGGAAATGCGAGTCAGTCCCTTGCGGGGCGACTGTGGAGCCTCGGTGTCCCAGCTACGGAACTTCGCAGCCCGCTTCAGGCCGTGCTGCGTGATGTTCGCCCGGAAGTCCACATCGGGGATGAGAGTGTCGGGAAGCAGATTGTCGATCAGCGACAGATCATTGACCGCCTGATCGGCCAACGCCTCGCGGATGTAACCCGTGAGTTCGGCCGGGGTGATGAAGTCGCTGTTGATTACCAGTGCCATGAGTCAGGCTCCTCAGAAGTATCGGATGTCGCGGGCAGTTGCCTGACCGTCGGCGTCGACGGAAGACGGCAGCTTCGCCGCCAGGACGGCGCCATGCCAGAAGAGGGCACCGACCACGACGGTCGCGCCCGGGGGAACCTTCACCGCGGTGAAGAGATGCCCCTCGATCGGTTCGGTGTCGGCGTTGGTCCGCAGCCCGTATCGGTTGCCGACCTTCTTGAGCGGAAACCCGGACTTGAGGTAACCCTCGGGGTAGTGCGTGCCGGCCGTGAACGTCGACACGTCGATGTTGACCGGTCGTGCCGTGTCGGTGCCGTGTGCCGATGCCAGCCAGGACTGGTCATCCTGGCCGAAGCGTTCGGTCCTGATGTTGAGATCCATCTGGATCCCTCCTTATGAATGTGTTGGTCTACTTGGGATTTCGTTCCTTGTAACGCGCGCGCCCCGCCGAGACGGTCGATTCCGTCTTCTGGTGGCCAGGGTTGCCTTGCTGCGGGTTGGGCAGCGGGCCACGGGGAATGCCCGCGAGCGGATGTGCCGCCGCAACCGCCTTGATCTCTGCGGTCACCTTCTCGTTGAAGTCGGTGGCCGTGGGGTCGAGATTGAGTGAGGCGATCCTGGTCATGAACGATCGGGAGTCGACCAGCGAGTTGGGATTCGCCCCCTCGGTAGGGGCGAGCAGCAGAATCGCGTTCTCGACCTTCGCTTCGCGCTCGCCTGCCCGCGCGACAGAAAGGTCGGTGGCGAGCTGGGCGGGATCTGGTGGCGTGTCGCCGCCTTCACCGGTGAAGGCCTTCTGAATCTGATTCCACTTCTCCGCGGCGTCGCGATTGTCCTTCGCCTGATCGAACTGCGCCTTCACCTCCGCCGGCGTCATGCCCTCGAACACCTTTGCCCAGTCGGCCGCGTCGGGATTGGGCTCGGGGTTCGGGTTCGGCTCAGGTTCCGGCTTCGGATTCGGATTCGGATTCTGGTTGCCGTTCGGGTGCCCATTCGGATCCCGTCGGGGATGACGCCGAGCGGCGCGATTCCCGAACTGGCCGAAAGGATCCACTGCCGCAGGGGCAACGACAAGCAGCGACTTTCTCGGATTATGCATTCACGATCACCTTCACTCGCAGCGCGCCGGATTCCTGGCCGCACTCGTCACGTCGTGCGCGGCCCAGGACGAGATGCTCGGACGCGTGAACCACGAGCTGGTCGATCACCGGCTGCGAGAATCCCCCCTCCTTCAGCTCGCCTGCATACCGCGACAATGCGTCAGCCGTCGTGAATTCCGATCGTTCATTACTCATTTTTTGCTCCCGTGCGGGATAGGTCGGCACCACGCGGCACCGAAGGAATTAGGAAGAACCGAGAATGATCCGCATCTCGGCGAGAACTGCGTCCGTGCCAGTGGCATTTCGCGACGCTTGGGCATACGCCTCGTCGAAGCGCTGATAATGGGCTGGCCGAGCGAAGGACTTGCCTGGCCGCACCTCTTGCGCGCCGCAGCGACAGTTTCCGTGAGCGCGAAACCCGACGGTCGACTCGAGATACACAGCGCCGCGGGTACAGAGCATCGCGCAGAACGCGCAACACTTCCCTTCGGCGACCCGCTCATAGCGCGCGCCAGGCTCTGCCTTCGCATTATCGAAGATCGTCTGCCGATTGCCGCTCCAGATCGCTTTCTGGGCAACCTCAGCCAACCGGGCAAGCGCATCCGCGCCGCGAGCACCCATTGCCCAATCAGCCGAAGACAGCAACCCCTCAGACGCGGGAAGTGGCGACGGCTTCGCGCGATACGGCAAGTTCGGCGCAGACTCGTCATACCAAGCAGCGCCCAGATTCGACGCAGCAGCGGCATACGGATCCGTCACCGCGGGCAGCGAATTCACCATCACCGATCGAAACTCTGCGGAAGGGAGACCCTGCGCCGTGTCCCAAACATTGACGATCTCATTGATCGCTAGCCGGTCCAGGTGGCCCAGAATCTCCTTCCGCTCAAGCAGGCTCGTTGGCATTGCGCCTACTCGACAACTCGATCACCTGAGGGTTTGAAACTTGGCCAGCTGCCTTGCGCAGCAGGTCGGGAAGTTCAGCTGCCATCGCCAATCGATTCTCCTCGGCCAAGCGCATCTGATCTTGTTCCGAGAAACCCATATAGTCGTACGTCACGGGCGAGTCCGGACGCAGGATCTTCACTCCCACCAACTTCTGTCCGGCATCAGCAGTTGCGGCACGAGTCGGAGTCGAAGCGTCACGCCATCGAACGCCGATCTTGCGGAACGCATCTGCATCCACCTTGCCGTCACGAGCGAGCAGTGACAGGTACGCAATCTCGCGCCACCCTTGGCCAAATGTTCCTTGCCGACGCTCTGCGCGCTTGACCAGTCGATACTCTGCCTGTCGGATCGAGTCGGCAGACGCGGGATTGTCCGTGAAGAAACCGAGGTAGGTCGACGGAATGCCGGTCTCGGCGGACAGTAGCTGGGAGTACATCTTGACCTGATCGATGTACGGTGTCGGTGGCGCTGGGTGAAACTCCCCCACCGTCGGCGCAAGCCCGTCTTCGGTTCGCGGTATGACGTTGAACCGGCCCATGGCCGCCTTCCAGCCAGCCTGCCGTTTCTCCGACTCGGTCGAATCCTCATTGACACCGAACTGCTCCGGGTCCGCGCCGAGCGCATATCGCGAAGGAGCAGTGTAGAACTCGCGATTGATCTCCATTCCGAGCATTGTTCGAATTGCTGCGTCGGTGTAATACATCACTGGGCGAGTAATCTCCGATCGCCCATCAAGATCCGACGCTCGATCCCTATTGACCAAGCGCGCCATGAACACTCGCCCGGCATTGTGATCGTCTCGAGAGATGACCTCGAGCTTCTTCGTTCGCTCATTGCGGGCAAACCCGATGGTCGAGTTCGGCAGATAGAGCGTCTCCATCTCCACCGCGCCGAATTCATTGCGCGTCTGGGACAATCCGGCCTCCGACCGACGCGCTCGATAGTTCCGCAACGTCGTCGCAGACGACGCGGACTCCACGGTGACCAGAACGTCAGGTTCGCCGTAGTTGGTGTCGCCGCGGCCGACAGTCACAAAGTCGGTTCCGGTGATCAGTGCATCCAAATGCCCTCGCCCGGCTTCTACGCCGAGGCTGTTCTCGCGGAACACGTCATCAAGCCCCATGAGGTCCTGCACCGACGTCCATCCCAGAAAGTCGAGCCGCTCCTCGAGGACATCGACTGCTGTACCCGGCCATCCCATCGACACAGCGAGATCCTGCAAGCCCGGAGGCACCGCAATGTCGAGCTGTCGCGTCTTCTGCTTACCCTCGTAGAAGTCATTCTTGATGGCGTTCTTCGCCGCGAACTTCCGGATCTGCGCGCGCATCTGTCCGACGAGGCGTTCCTCGTCGTCGTCGAGGGCGAGCGTCCGGAGAAACAGAGCCGGGATGCCACGCCCGCCGAACAGCTGCGAAATCCCTTTCATCACAGGGTGACCGCCTTCCGCGAACGCGATGTCGCCTTGATTCCACTGCGGATGGCAATGCGCCACATCATTCGAGCGCCAACCGCGCAGACCGCGCCGTCGATCTTTTTCTTCGACTCGCGATGCTCTTTGCCGAGACCGACGCCGATTCCACGAGCGGGGCGCCGGCGCGCGTTCTTCACATGCTGTTGCAAGATTTTGTCTCCGTCATGAGGGATCACGCCCGTACTCCCCTCCGTTGCGCCGTTCTTCACATCCGAGGTGAATCGCTCGGCGTGCTCGATGAAGACCTTCATGTGGGCCGGTGAGCGCATGTCCCAATTGATCAGGTGCGCAGAGTCTCCCGACTTCACTGCTGGGAGAAGGCGTAGCTTCTGGGCATACTTCTGAGCCCAGGCATCGGCGTACGGCTCCCAGTAGCGTTCACCTGTTTCGTCGTCGCGGGCGTCGGAAAGGTCGGCCCAGAAGCCGACGACCGAGTACTTCGCGAACGTCTCGTGAACCCGGACGTCGACCGCGTCCCGATTGACGATCCAGTCCTTATCCTTCGGGCCGCGCTGCCAGATTCCGATCCGGAATATGTATCCGTCCGACATTCGGCACCCGACCAGGGCGGTCGCGTCATCGGACTTCGATCCGTCGAAGAACATCACGATGCGATCGCCGCGCTCGAGCACGCGAGGATCAGCGTTGGCGTCCCAGTCCTGAGGAACGACCCAAGCGTCCTCGGCGGCCGTGATCTGGTTGTACCACTTGCGCCGTGACTCGCTCGGGGGATTCGCAGAGTTCAGGATCGACTTGACGATGCGACCACGCGGCTTGGTGTCGAGCCAGGTCGAATCGCCCGCGATTGCGCGCACCACATCGGGTGCCGCTTCGGCGCTGAGTGGCGCTTTCGGTGGCGCTTCCAGCGAGTCGTACAGCAGACCGAAGTCCTGAAACTCCGATTCCTCGCCCTGAGTTGCTTCCCACGCTTCGCGAACGACCTGCCCCACCGAACCCTCATTGGGACGAAAGGCGTTGCAGATGTCCAGCATCCGAGCCGTGCCGTCTTCGGACTTCGCGGCGTTGCCCTCGATAGCGCCCGCCATCTCGTGGCCGCCGTTCGATGAATTCCAGTTCTGTGTCTCGCCGCGAATGATCAGCGTCGGCCGGCCACCCTCGATCGCCATCGCCGACGAGGTCACCGCTTCGATCTGCCGAGTGTCACCAAGGCCGTAGAGATTGACCTTGCCGATCTGGATGCCGTAATGCTGGCGAGTTTCCGCCGGAACCAACGACGGCAGGAGCTTCATCGTGTTCTTGGTCTGCTCCTGATTGACCGCGACGATCTGCACCCACGCGTTCGGTTCCTCACGACCGATCGGACGATCGCCGTCCCAGTGGTCGAACGTCACCTCGGCGAAACACGCTGCGAGCGCGAGACATGCCGCAACCGGATCCTTGCCCCAACCCTTCAGCCTCTGCAGGACTGCCGAGTGATAAAGGAATCCGCCGTTCTCGTCGACCGCGAAGAACCAAAGAATGAAACGTGTCTGCTCGGGAGTGAACTGCCATGGCTGACCGCGCTTGTCCCTGAGCCACTTCCCCGCCCAGGCGAGGACCCGCCATCCGAGACTGGCCTCGGGCAACACCCAGCCGTTTTCGTCCCATTGCCACGTCGGGCCGATCTTGACCGGCTCCCACAACAACCCCGTTGGTGGAGTGGCGTCGTCGAGCTGCTCCTCGTACCAGGCAATGATCTCGGCGAACTCGGAATCCGCAGACTTGATCAGAGTCGCCGCGCGACTACGCGCCACGCCTGGACCACCGGGCGTTCGCCGCGGTCCTTGCGGAGGCCGAGCGCTCGCCCGCCTCCTTCTCGACATTGCCGTCGTCGGGCAACTTCAACTGCCGCATCAACGACGACAGCACAGTCCGATGCTGACGCACTTCGGACACCAGCGGATTGACCACCGGCTGCCCGGTCGACCCGATCGTCATGATGTCGTCGTCGTCGAGCCACTTAACCATCGAATCGATCAGATCAGCCTCACGACAAGCATCTTCGAGAATCCGAAGCTCGTCGGGGCGCAAGTCGTACGCACCGGAAATTCCGGACCAGAGCTTTTTTCCTGCCGCACGAAAGCCTGCCGGCGCTTTTGGCTTGACCATCGCAGACCTCCTCCTCGCTCCAAAAAATCCAGAAGCGGCGCACGCATGTTTTTGACTGCTATGCCAACCGTGGGCCCGTGGGGGTGGGGGTAGGGGCATCCCCCCAGGGGGTCACGGGACGGGCCGGCGTGGCGGTGCGGAGGTCACGTCAGCGTCGGCCCGGGTGCGGCTCAACTGGTCGGAGGCGGCCGTTCTTTGCTCGTCCGGCCTGAGCCTCGCGTTGAGTCTCCGCGGCGTGACAAGGCAAACAGAGGGCCTCTCCGTTGGAGAGCGTGTCGGTGCCCCCGGACCTGGTGTTGACGATGTGATTGGCCTCGATGTCATGCGGTTGGGCCGTCGCACTGCCCTGATACCCGCACCTCTTGCACCGGTATCCGTCCCGCGTTTTGACCTGCCTGGCCCAGCGTCGGTGGGCTGCGGTGCTGGTGCGGCTGTGGCCTCCGCGCTCCCAGGCCATCAGTGGGCCTGCCCATCACCGGTCAGCAGTGCGAGCCGACCGTTGAGAGTCGCAGTGAGTAAGGCGACTGCCGGTTTGTTCGCTCGGCTTCGCTCGCGTCGGAGATGAGTGAGGTCGTCGACGATCATGTCTTCGAGTGTTGGCATGCGTTCCTGCCTTTCACTTCCGAGTTCGACATGAGTACAGCGCCGGCCGCCGCGGCGATTGACCGCGACAGCCTGGTGCCGATGTGGCCCTGATGCACTGCGGCCTGCACTCGGGATCGGCTACCCGACGGCGGGAAGACCCTTGCGGTGTCGCCGATGGGAGTAGCCGCGCGCGAGCCACGAGTCGCGAGGGATCCGGATACGGACGGACTCGGTGACGAGTGTTCCGTCATTGGCGGCGGTGAGTTGTGCCTCGCCGTCGGCGTCGAGGACGAAGCGATCGACCTTGAGCCAACGCTTGCTGATCTGACGAGCCGATACGTCGAGCGTCCATCCTGCACTGGCACCCAGTACCCGGGTGGCCTCCTCGTAGTGCGGGGTGCCCCGACGGAAGTAGGGGTCAGCCTTGGTGGGGGCCAGGAGTATCCGAAGCATCCGTTCCATGCGGCGCAGCGCCATGATGGAGTCACGTCGGGGAATGAAGTTCTCCGGGAACTCCGAAGTGCTCACGGCCCGGGACTGTCCATCGACTACATCTGTCATTGTTGATCCTTCCTCACAGAGTCTGCACGGAATCCAATGGCCACACCCTGCGCAGAGGTACGGGCCGGGATCGATGTTTGGTTGTTCAGCGGGGAAGTCGGACCACTTCGCATTCACGATCTCCACATCCGCACTAGACCTTCGATGGCCCAGCGGATCAGTTTGAGCCTTGGCATTACCACACCACCGTTCCGCAGGATGGGATCTAGACATGGGCGCGGTCGGCGAGTGGCACGATGTATCCACCGACGAGAGAAGTGAGCTGAATCGTGAATGATGGCAAGGGATTGAAGATCGCCAATTTAGTGGCATCAGTTCTCGTCTTGCTGTTCCTGCTCGTCATGGCGTCAGGCCTGTACTGGGCTGGAAGCGGCCCGATCTTCGTGCTGCTCTCGCTTGCTGTCACAGGCGGCGTGCTCGCGTGGGTTGCGTTGGCGATCCGCGGACTCGTGGTCAAACCAGCGCCGATCCACCACCGCCCCGCGGGGACATTCATGCTCGCGGGCTGGTACCCCGACCAGCAGGATCCGTCTCAGGTTCGCTGGTTCAATGGCAACGAATGGACAGCGGCAACTTTGCCTCGGCAGTAGGGCGCCGAACGCAACGAAGGACTGCTAGATCACCCAGAACTCGATGAGTGCCCACACAATTCGGATTGCCGCGATCAATCCGAGGATCATCGGATCCACGAACGTGAGTATCTGATGATGTAGACGACGGCAATCAGGCTTCGCAGGACAGTCACTTCAGTCTCCGATGAATTTGTCGAAACGATTGGTGATAGGGCAGGACTCGAACCTGCACGCGATCGGGGACTTGACCCGCTGCTCTGCCAATTGAGCTACCCACCATTGAGGCCCCGCCTGCAGGCCGGGGCTATTCAGTTGTACGGCTGCCGATCTCCCCGGATCACCGTGTGCCCCACAACAGCGGGGACGATTGAGCCCGCTCAGGCAGCAATGCACTACGGCGGGGCCGTCTTGGTGCGAGCTTGGATTCCATATCCGGCGCGTGAGCAGAACCAGATCGGCGACTTTGACCTGAGCGGAAGATTGTGGCGTTGATTCCCGGAGCACCCGCCGGTGATGTTTCGGCTAGTGCATCGACAGATCCAGACGCGCCCCTGGACGACAACGGCGCGAGGCGGACTTTCATCCACTACTCGCGCCAACGCGTTGAGCGTAACACCTGGAGTGTGGTTAAGCGTCACGCACACTCGCAACCCATTTCAGCCTTAGGGCCAACTAAATGTCTCAGTCGACAGCCTGCCCGTCCGTAGGTTATCGAGCGTTCCGGTACTGAACACTTCGTCAAAGGCCCACCACCGCATATCCGCTGTCGCTGTTCCACCCGTGCCCGTCACCCGCAGTCCGTCCGCAATCGACGTCAACTCCGGGCTATGGCGAGCCAGTTTCGTCCACAAGGAGCTGACAAAGGCAGCCACAGGCGCGACGCCCATTTGAGATCCTTCAGCACTATCAGATCTGTCCAGCTTCATGAATCCAGACTGGATACCTTCACGCCAGAGGTTCTGCCCCGATAGCCGGTTAATCTCCGAGGCCATCTCACGTGTAATACCCATTGCATGCCGTGACCACAAGCTGAGGTCCGCAACACATACCAAGTCGAGGCCCGAACGAGGCGTCTTCGAATAGACCATATCGAATTCTTCAAGTGCTGCGGAGACGTTCGCTTCAGGATCTGAATTCGGCGCCTTCCAGCAGTGACTGTGCGCGAGAAGTCCATAAACAGGAGATGCTTCAACATCGCACCTAGCGGTATAACCGCGAGACATCACCCCATTCTTCACGGCGGCGGCTTCACTGACCGCGTCCTCAATACCCGATCGATCCAGGGTGGTTTTGACACTGAAGGCAGCCACAACACCGGAGACCAAAACTGCCGCATTTGTTCGTAGATGCGTTGGATAGCTGGGATGGAAAACAACGATGTCGGTTTCCTTGGATGTATCAGGCCCCGCCTCGTCCTCAAGAAGGAGATACTTCCTGGTCGCGACTTCGTAGGATGGGGGCAGCCACGCACTTAGCAGTGCTGCCCACTTCGCCTCCGCTCGGTGTCCTGTCTGCTGAATCCGCGAAGGTGTCCCACTCGTCTGGTTCTGAAGTTGGTCGTACTCGCGGGTGATTGTTTCCCCAACCTCGTTGAGCCACTGAAAGTGTTCATGCGCCATCGGGCTATGCAACCCTAAAACCAACGTTTCGGCAACCAGGAATTTAGCCGCACTAAGCCTTGTCGGTCACGCAGCCCTCCTTGCGCGAGTCGGCACCAACAGGTGAGCATCGAGAACATCGCCCATATGAAACACTTCGGCTTGCGTCAAAACGCCGCAGCGGTCTGCCGCTATATGTCCACCCTTCCGCAGCGCGTTAACTCGATTCACAGTAAGCCCCGCATACTCGGGATACTGCCGCGCCAGCAGTTCGGCGACCTGGACGATGCCGGCGCGGTGCAGCATTCGGGCACGGACGCGCTCGAGCACGTCGTCCTTCTCGTGAACCGGCACCGGATTCTCGGCCGGAATATCAACGGTCGCCCAGCATCGATCCATCACGTTGCTGATGTCGACGTATGCTGTATCGGCGCCTTCGGTCATCGCGAGCGAAATGATGTTTCGCCGCAGCCACCGCGCCAACCCGACCACTGATTCCTGGTAGTCGTGCGGCAATCGGTTCTCGGATTCACGGAGCGGGCCGACGAAGTTGACGTCGTGCGTGAAGCCCGTTGGCATGTAGGAGATCCCGCGGGAATCGCATACGTGCCTAGCCCAACCTGCCAGCTCGTTGAACAGCAGGTCGATCGCATTGCTTGCGCCGAGATTGAACGGCAAGGGCTGCACATCGGTACTCGATGCGATTTTCATGTCGCCCTTACCGATCCGATCCAGCCGACATGTCGTGACCGCTAAATCTTCCGCGAGTGAAGGGATTTGCCTCAGAATGTCAAGTAAAGACTTCTGATCAAATCTCGGTAGGTAGAAGTAATCCGCAGCCAATCCCATGCGCAAGACCTTTCTGATCGTCGATCATATTCTATCATGATAGTTTACGAATTACATTGCCGCGCAACATGTTTAAACGGAAGCGAATCGGACTAATACCAAACACCTGAACATCACTGCCACCGTCAAACTTCCCGACTCGTCGACCACTTAGGGATGCCACACCCAATTTTTTGTATTCCAAGGAAAGAGACCTACTCGCACCGGCCATCGAGTAGTCTCCTACACTTACCGCTCAATCGACATCAGTAGGAGCAATCAAATGTACGACAGCCAAATCAACGATCAAATTGTTTCACGACTTGATCTATTCGAGTCACACGCAAAGGCCTATAGCAACAAATCAAGAGGAAATATATACAACGATCTCGAACATCTAACTCAAGAACTCCTAAATGCAGCATACGGCTGGAACTTACACAACCCCAACGGATCGAACTCAAACACACCGGCAATCGATCTATACGACGACAGCAAACGAATAGCAGTACAAGTTTCAATGACAGCCAACAAAACGAAAATCAACAAGACGTTAGCAACCTTCAAGAAGAAAAATTTGCAAAGGAAATATGATGATTTATATATCATAGGAGTCCGATCAGTCAGCCAGCTTAGCGACCCCCTGGATTGGGTGCACATTTCAACGCTGAAAAATTCTATAGATTTAGATAACTTAACCGCCGAAACCAAGGAAGAAATTGCCGATCGTATAAGCCGGAGCATACCATGGGAACACTATTACAACATGAGCGACCGCCACTGTTTCGAAGTGGTTCTTTCGGTTCTGAATCGAGATGCTATACGCCACTCCTACGACATGGAAGGAAACTTCGATGACATGCATCATGCCCTCGGAGAGATTAAGCAAATCGCAACAATTGGATCCATCAAAGGTAGAACCCTGGTCGCAAAACCTCAAGTTGACTACAAAGAAGATATTTATCTTGAGATCCTTGAAATAATTGACGTGAAAGTTGGGCTGATGCGGCAAATTGTCTCCCCCCAGCGAAGGGTAGGGCAGCATTTTTTGCCATCAACCGAGGTTGAGAAGCTAACCGAGATTCGAGATGAACTTTTAGCTAAGGTAAACCTATTCTGCACTGAAAATGGACTTGCCAATCAGATTTTGCCATCCGGAGAAATGATGAATTACATGAACTAGACAAGGCATCGCGTCAGTTCCGTCAGGCACTCAGCATTGTCGACGAACCAGCCTTCACCAGGATCGCCGTCGCGAACTAGATAGTGAGGCCGGTCGTTTCGCACTACCGAGGGTGGGGCCGATCGTGATCGAATAGCCGTCACGTTGGCTGTCGTAGCTCAAGATCTGGACTGCCGTGTCGCGCGGCCATTCTGCAGTCGCGTCGAGAAACTGCGGTAACTCGGCGAGTGTGAGTCGGTCACCTTTCCTCTATTTAGCCTCCGTTTGGATGATCAGCTTGGTGTTCATGAGTTCTCCTGTGCGAGTGTGAAATTGCGGGCGAGTTCGTGGCTGGCGAGGCGTGCGACGTCGTAGGCACTGCGTGCGTGCCGGAGTTGACCGCCTCCGATTCGGGCTTCCCACCCCGCCGTGCGTCGCTCACCTGATGAGACGAGCACTCCGGGGTAGGTGCCGAGTGGTTGTGAGCCGTTCTTGTTGGGTCGGATCTGGGTGACGTTGACGGGCCAGTCGACTCCGAGGACTGCGCCGAGCACTTCGGCGGTGGCGAGTAGTGCGGTGGGGTCGACGGCGGCGCGGCCTTTCATGTGCCAACTGGGTCGTGTGATTGTTTCGACGGCGACGAGGTCGACGTCGTGGATTTGTAGGAGCGTAGCGCCAGCTTCGAGGACCGCAAGGACGTAGCGCCGTTCTGCGGGAAATAGCTCGCCTTCTGAGGTGATGGTCTGGTGGGCGACGATTTGGTCGCCTGAGAGGACGCAGAGCCCCGTTGCGCGTGCTCCGGGATCGATCCCGAGGACGGTTCTCACGATTGCGCCTTCGCTGCCCGGTACTTCCGAATGCCCCAGACGATCGCGTGCAGCGATCGCAGGTAGTGCCAGTCGGCGTCGAGGAAGCTCCACTCCCACGCGTCGGAGAACTCGAATGTGCCGGCCTGCCGGTCCCAGTGCTGGAAGCTCATCAACGCATCCCGTGCGGCCACCGCGTACTCGGCGTGGATCAGGACGTCCTCGCGGATCGCTCGCCACAGCGCCGCGGTGTCGCCTTCGTAGCTGTGTCGGCGCTCCCAGAAGTGTTCGACGACGAGCTGGGTGAACCGCTCTGGCGAGTGGGTTCGCCATTTTGCGCTGCCCTGAATCTTCTCGCCCCAGTAGTCCGGGTTGATGCCGTGCTCGTTGCCGCACATTTCGAAGAATCCGAACATGTCCGCCTCGCGAGCGAAGTGGAAGCTCTCCACGTCACCGGTGACGACGAGGTGGCCGGGCCAGGTGATCAGATCCCAGCCGCAGAGGCTCGTCCCTGGGCGCCGGCAACGGATGTGCCGGTACAGCTCGTCGTCCCGAAGGATCGTCATCGCGTGCTCAGTGACCATGTGGTCGAAGTTCCGTTTTGCGTCCGCGAACACGTCGCGCTTTTTGGTACCCAATGCCGACATCGATTTTCCTTCGTTCATCCACATCCACAAGTGAGGTACTCACCTAGAGCAACCAGAAGGATTGGTATGTGGTTGGTGTTTATGGGTTGGTAAATATGGTGGGGTGACATGGGTGTCACTTAGACTTGCTCGAAATGTCACTTAGACTTGTTCCAAATGTCACTTAGACTTTTCGGTCTGTTTTCTGAAATCAGTAGTTATCCACAGGATTTCGAGCCCCTATCCACAGCCTGTGGAAACAATCTCTAGGTGACACCCATGTCACTTAGACTCTGCGCCATCAGGATCCAAAACAAGCCGATCGAGAACGTCTGGCGGAACCGTCAATTGGTACTCGTCCGCCAACTTCTGGTACCGATTCCCCTTCTTCGAACGAGTCACGAAACCGTTCTCCCGAAGCCACGACATGTTCCGAATCACCGTCCGATTCGACACCTCCAGCACCCGACCCAAATGGTCGACGCCGGGATAAATTCGCGACCCGTCACTGTCCGAAAACGTCGCCAACATCAGCGCCAGATACTTCGCGCCCGAGGGCATGCTGACACGTCGGACGATGCCCTCCCAGACGAACCGATCGACCGACTGCTGCCCGTCCTCGAACTCGATCGCTGGCTCTGCCGTCATGGTTCAGTTCTCACCTTGCTCGCCCGGGCCGCCGCCGAAGAGACGGCCCGAGCCTGTTGCAGTTGGACTTACTCGGCCGGTTCTTCGCCGGTTTCGAGAAACTGGATCGTGGTTGCCACCTCGGCGCTCGTCAGATCCTCGAGCCCGGAGAGTTCCTGCCCCTGCGGCCTCTCGAGCCGCGCAGCGAAGAATGCCGCCCGCTCCGACACCTCGATCCCATGCTTGTCCAGAGCCGCGAGCAGCCCTTGCAACTCGTCAGGTGTCGCGCGTACTTCGATCGCGGGCTGCTCCGGTTCGGCCGTCACACCGAGCGCGGCAGCCAAACCAGCGGTGCCACCCTTCGGCGCCGGCACGCGTTCCGACGTCACCGACGTCGACTCGGCCTCGATCACCTGCACAGCGTCCTCGAGGACCATGCCCGAGAAATCGTTCGGGTACGCCTTCTTCCACGCCGCAGCCTCCGCGCACTTCGCGAGCTGGTTGGCCGGCATCTTCGCCCACATCGAATTCGGATGCTGCTGCCCGTCTTTCGAATACGTCTGTACGTACTCGCCGTACATTGCGACAGACGAGTACTTCACGCCGTTCTTGACGACGATGTACTTCGCTGCCAGCGGTGGACGGTTCGGGTCCAGCCAGACGTCATCCCATCCGCCGTCGGCGCCGCGCCAGAACGGACCCTCGACCGCGATGTCGTCACCAGCGAGACGCGCCAGCCGGTGACCGGTCACGCGGTAGCCGTCGATCCCCGTCTGGATCGTGTACTTCATGACCCACTCTTCGTCCTGACGCTTCGCCCGCTCGTTCCACACCTTGATCTTCGTGCGGCGACCGAGCATGTAGATCTGCTTTGCAAAAGGATCCAGACCCGTGCGCTTTGCCTGATGGAAGAACAGGTCGAGGTCGCCCTTCGGCGCATCCTCGACACCGAGCTGCCGAAGTGCCGCCACCTGCACATCAGTAAACGTCGACTGGGTCGGGTCGATAACGAGATCTGTCGTGTTGCCGCGTACCGCGATCTGATTTGTCATGCTGAAAGTTCCTTCACTGTTTCGGGATTGAGGATCGAAGCGGGATCGAGCTTCGTGTTGGCGTAGAGCGAGATATTGCCGCCCTTGCCTGGTCTGCGTTCGGCGATTTTGAGGTCTCCGCACATCGCGTACTTGGCGTTGCCCATTGTGTTGAGGACGAAGGTCTTTCGGCCTCGGTGGCGAGTTGTCAAAGCCTTGAGTTCGCCATCGTCTGCGAGGTAGTCGAAAGCCTGCTCCGCTGAGATCTGCACCTCGGTTCCATCGATGTCGGGATGCAGACGCCGAACCGTCGCGTACGTGCTGATCGAGTCGTCGAGTTCAGGCGGAATTCCTGCGGCCAGGCTGGCATTCCATTCCCTGACGCGGTCGAGGATGAGTTCCGCGACAACCGGATCGTGCGCGATCGTGTAGATCTTTGGCTTGCCGTATTGCGGCCACAGGACGACGTCCGACGGGTCGAGCCAGCCGGTGACGATCTGCTGCCAGATCACCTGCGCGGTGTAGTCCGCGGGCACTTCCCCGGATCCGTCGTCGCCCCACTCGGCGAGGTCGCGTGCTGTTTTCTTCTCCACACCGCGGCGCTTCGATCCGCGTGAACCACGGGCGTCGACCGTGGCGGCGTTGGGGAATCCCAGTGCGTCATTGGTGTACTGGACCTCGGCTCGCGAGAGCTTCCATCCGGGATTCTTGTATCGCCAGTATTCGGCGGCCGCCAGCTCCGCGGCATGGCCGTAGTCGAAATCGTCCTGCTGCGCTTTGCCGATCGGCTCCGGCGTCACGGTGCCGGCCATCTCGTGCCACAGCGAGAACTGCGACTTGAACCGCGAGATACCGAGAATCGACGGAATCTTGGACGCAGTGATTATCGTCAGCCACTCCGGCGAGCCCGGTACGGCCTTCGTCGTCACTAGTCGCGAGGTCATCTTCTGCTCCGATCAAATGTGAGGTTGTCGTGATGGGTGGCCCAGATGTTGGCTCCGTACTGGACGTTCACGAGTCCGCGGTTCGCGATGTCAACGCTGCGGATGATTCCGGGCTCGGTCGCCAGAGTTGCTGGGTGCGTGTAGATCACCCGCTTGCCGACGTTCTCGATGGCTTCGGAGAGTTTCATTCCCACTCACCGCGCATTGCCGCCTGGACGTCCTCGCGACGTTCCGTCTCGACACGCGCGCGTTTGAAGTCGGCCGGATCACCCTGGCCGCCGAACACGCAGCTCGGTGCGCATGGCGCGGACCGCCACTTCCCGCACGTCCCGCACCCCCAGGTAATGAAGCTCGGCACCGCGGGGAACGTCGCAGGTTCACGCGTCGGGAACTTCTCAACACGATCCGCGACGAGACTCTCGTACGCGTGATCGACCTGTTCGCCGATCTCCTGTTCGTACCAGTCGGGGCTGTTGACCGGATCCTGCAGTGGGTCAGTCACTTCGCCGCCTTGGATGCACGCTTGGAGGGAGCCTTCTTCGCTGCAGCGCGTTTCGTCGGCGCACGTTTCGCAGGCGCCGTCGCCACAGCCTTAGTCGGCGTCTTCTTTCGCTGCGCGCGCTTCGGCTTCTCGGGCTCAAGTTCGGGTGTCGGGGTGAGGAATTCGGCCCACTCTGCAGACTTCTCCTCGTATGGAGTCATCGATCGAACGGGCATGATGATCCCGATGAAGTGCTCACCCACCATGACGACAACGGCCCTCGACGGTGACGTTGCACGTATTCTCGCGCTATCGCCCGGGTTCCATGCTGCGCCCTTGAAATCAGCGAAGTAGTCCGTGTTGACGGCCCAGTTGTCGACGTCTACTGAAGCCTTCATCTGCTCAGTGAGAATGCGTGTGACGTCGGGGAACTCCTCGCTGACCAGATCAACGGTCACGCTCCGCCGGTATCCGGCGATGGTGAGTGACGAGCCCTCGACCTTGACCTTGAGAGATTCCAGCTTGGACCGGGAGCGGCCGCCGTTCAGCATCTTGAGAAGAAACGTCGCGGTGCCGCGCTCGAGGAATCCGAGCCGCCCGTCATTGCCTTCGAGATCCTTCACGTCCAGGCGCAGCAGGCCGAACCGAAATCGGTCCGTGCCTGCAACGACGAACTGACGCTTGGTGATCGACAGGTCGATCCCGCACAGCATCGGCAGGGTCGAGTCCTTGCCGGCGAACTTGAGTCCGATCGTGAGAGCCTTCGCGAGATCGCCGCGAGTGATTTCAAATGTGGTGCTCATGCTGTTTCCTCCGTGGTCCATTCGATTCGCTTCATTGCGTTGCCCCAGCCCTCGTGATTGGGGCCGTGGCCGGCGAGCTTGGCGCAGTTGAGATCCGGTTGCGTTGGGTGAGACTTCTTGCACGGGACGCCGCGGCCGTGGCAGGGGTGACCGAGCTTCGTGCATTCGGTGTTGTGAATGTGGTCGGTCATGCCGCCACCGACTCGGCGTCGTGTAGCAGCGCGTACAGGTGCGGATCACACTGCAGTGGTGTGCGGTTCGGATGGGATCGAGCCCACTCGTCGACCCGCATGGAATCCAAACGGGTCCACTCGCCGTCAAACCGCGGCTCACGAGCTCGTCGCTTCCGCTCGGTTTCTCGCGCTGCGCAATCGAGGCAACGACAGCCGAAGTTGTTGTAGCCGGTCATGGTGCCGTGATTCGCGCGAGGGTGAACCAGTCGGCCTTCGATGAGGACCCGCTCTGCCATCCGAGCTGCCCGCTGAGTCGCGGTTGGGCGCCTCATGCTGCACCACCGATCGGGCCGAGCGAGGCCATAGCGGCGACCAGCAGGATCGCGATCACCGCCAGATTGACGATCGCGGCAACCTTGATGCGGCGGGACGACTTCGGCGCGGGTTCCAGTCCCCATTCGGCCCAGGTGTTGCCGTCGACCACAACCGGCTTCACCTCGTCGGCGAAGCGGATCGATCCGTTCTCGATGGTGAGCGCGTCGAGGTCGTCGTCATGGTCGACGTCGGAATCGCCGGGCCAGTCGAAAGCCTGCGCAGTGACCAGCGGATCGCTGGGGCCGAGCCCTGCGAGCGGCGACGAATCCGGGCACGTTTCAGGCTGCACCGGTGCCGTTTTGGGCGTGTTTTGGGTATGCGTCATCACAAAATGTCCTTCGCAGGAGAAATGGGGAGTGTGGGAAGTTTGGGCCGGTGGCGTCGGGTTGCCGGCCATCTGGACCGGCACGGTCCTACAGTGGTGACGCCACCGGAGTTGTTGGGCTACATCGGCATAGCGACTCGAAGTCCAGCGGCAGCAGCGATTACCCTGTCGGCAGCGACGATCCGTTCAGCCTCCGACAGTGGAGCCGACGGGAGCTCGTACTCCTCGAGGGCCGCCTCGTAGACCTCGATCGCGGCGAGCGCGCGCTGACGCTGAACCGCTACCACGGCGGTCACTTGATGTCCTCGAGCAATTGAAACGCGCGGCTCACCAGGCGCGAGGGAGCCATCGTCGTGGGCCGCATCGGCTCAGTGACCTTGCTGCCGTCTTCCTGTCGGATGATCGTGCACGTCACTCGGATGTGGTCGTAGCGGTCGACGCTGATCTCATCGACGCGAAGTGTCCGAACATGGACATCGCGGGCATCGCGGTAGACCTGGCCGACAACGATCCGTTCGCCGCTCGGGGTGGTGTACTCGTTCATGCTGCAGCCTCTTTCGTCCAGCGTCTGACCGCACGTGCAATCGCTTGCGCACCAGCGGGAGTAATCTTCAGCGTGTGCATGACCTCGCCTCGAAACCGCGGAGCGTCGTGGGCCTCACAACGCTGGAAATATGCCTTCTTGTCGGCGTATTCGGAGTAGCGCGTCTGGGGTACGACTTTGCCGTGCCTCTCCGAGAACCTGGACGACTTTTCGGCGTAGATCCAATTGCGTGCGATCAACTCGGCACGTAGCCACGTCTCCCCTACGCCGAGCGTCGAGGCGACCGTGCGCACCGTCATCACATCGCTGCAGGCAACGAAGATGTCGACGTACGCTGCCTTCGGCTCGAGGGCTGCGACCTGCGACTGCAGCTCCGCCTTCTCTTCCTCGGCGGCAATCGCCAACTTGAGGATGTCGAGGCGAGAGAGTTCCGTGACCGCGGTTGGCGCCGTCTCCGCTTCGCGAGTCCGGATTGCGAAGTACGCCTGGGCTGCGGCGACCTCCGACTTATTCGGGTCACCGTTCATCGCGACGAGGTACGCGGCGAATCGTGAAAGTTCGAAATTCTCAGCAGGCTTGGTGGAAGACATTTTGGTGGATCTCCCAAAATTCCTGCTCACGTCGTGCCCCTGGTTTGCGGCCGATTTCATTGCGCGATCAATCGGCACCTTGAACTCGCGCCACGCGCCGTAGCCCATGACGGACATAAGATCGCGAGCCGACCAGAACTCGGAGTCGTCCGGACGCACCTGGCGGATCGAGTCGAACGGCGACTCATCGTGGTTGAACAGATTCAAGTCGCTCATGCTGCACCGCCGAGCTTGGCCTGAACCTCGAGCGCCTGGGCGATCTCGTCCGAGAAGTTGAAAGCGCCGTCGCGCGGGAGGTAGACGTCGTCCTCGCCGTCGACGCTGATGGCGATCATGTTCAGCGCCCGGTCATATCGCGCCGAGATCCGAGGATCGTCGACCTTCTCCGTCGAGGACACCGAGGCGCCCCCGACGGATCCGGCCTCTCCTACTGTTAGGTCACCACAACCATCAACCGAGGGAGAAGAACTATGGCCAAGGTCTACTACGGCGGCGAAACCTACACCCTGAGCGGAGGCGTCGACGCCGTCGAGAAACTCGAGCAGGACATTTCCGAGATCTTGCAGGGCGGCGGCGCTGGGGCGTTTGTCGGATTCAGAACCCCATCGGGAACGGTTCGAGTTCTCGTATCGAACAGCACGCCGATAGCACTCAAGGGCGCGACCAGCGGCAATCCTGAGATCGTGGTCGGCTGGTAGTTCGCGAGCAATTCCGAGTTCCTCGCTCACGATGGCGCGTACACCAGTGTGAGCGAGGGGTTTTGCCTTACCTGCGGGGTGGCGGTCACGAGCCGCCTGCTCGGACTTGGCGACCAAGCGAAATCGACTCGGCCTGCCCGAAGTCATCACCTTCACCGTGTTGTTGTTGAGTGCGTCGATCACTGCCGCCATGATGTCTTCACGGGTAAGCGGTTGTGCGGTAGTCTCTGTCATCAGATTCCTTTGCTTGGGATTCGGTTAGCCGTCATCTGTTCGCGCAGATGACGGCTTTTTCATGAAGCCGCGGCTTCCTGTTCTGCAATCCAGGCAAGAATTACGCTCTTTCGCCAGACCCTGCGGCGTCCAAGCTTGAAACTTGCTGGCCCCTTTCCGATGTGCGCCCAGTAGAGCCAAGTTCCCTTAGGCACACCGGTAGCCGCTTGGCACTGAGTCGCTTGCCAGAATTCGTCGCCGTCCGGAACGACTGCAATGGCGGCAGTCATGCCGACGCCTTCATCTCGTCACGATCGAATTCGACAACTTCGCCGAGGCCAAGGCCGAATGCCTTGCAGACTCCAATTGCGAATCCCATCGACGGGGCGCGACTACCTCTACGTACTTCATCCAGGGTGGCGCGACTCGACCCGATCAGTGAGGCGAAAGCCGCGTCGGAATTTATACCGGCATTTCGCTTCAGTCTTTCAAGCAGTCCAGGCCTCATTCGAGCTTCGACCTCTTGCATAACTCACTCCTTGCTTGTGCCGTCCAATGTTCTGGACATACTGAATCACAAGCTGGTTATTCATGCAACCATGAAATGGTTCGTTATGTCTTGACTTCGAGACACTCGATGTCTCATACTTGAGACATGACAGACATTGACCAGTGGATACGCAAAACCACCGGCGGGGACTCAGGTCGGAAAATTGCCAAAAAGGCTGGCATGCCGTCCGCAACCTTGAACCGTCAGCTTGCGGAGTCGGCCCTAACTCCCGAAACCATCGTGAAGATTGCGCGGGGATACGGAGAATCTGCCGTTCCTGGACTGATTGCATACGGACTGCTGGTCGATAGCGATATTGCAGAGGTATCGATCGAGGAAGCGCTCCAATATGCAGAAGACGAACAACTCATGGACGAGGTTCTTCGCCGCATGCAAGGCGGCTCCCAGGCGTACGACACACCTATGGGTGGTGGAGGGACGGAACCTCTTGCCGGCATGGAAGACGTCAATGTTTTTCAATTGACCCCGCCAGAACAACCGTCAGAGACTGACGACGAAGTGGACGACCTGGATCTCCCTTATGTGGCGCACGAGCCGGGCCAAGACATAGGCGAGGATGACGACGAGTCGAAATACGACATATAGGTACCCATGGATCAGCTATACACCGCTGCAAAATCCATGGGGGTTACCGTGGTTGAGCGATTCCTACCCGGTCACCAATGGGGTCGGTACATCCACTCCAAACGGCGAATTGTTCTCAACACTCGACTTCAGTCGCGACAAAAGGCGCACACTTTCGGCCATGAGCTCGGGCATGCGCATTACGGCCACGAGCATGACGATAAGCCAGGATCGATAGTTGCCATTCGCCAGGAACGTAAGGCTGACGAATTCGCGGCAAAACTGCTGATTGATTCGTACGACTATGAAGTGACTGAACGAATGTACGGGCCGCATGTCCCGACCCTCGCGGTGCAGCTCGGAGTTACCGCGCCAATGATCTACGCCTGGCAATCACTGCAACGGCGAAATGCCCATCGCTCTCGGTAGTTTCTCATCCGACAAATCTCAAAGGACTATCCATGGCCATTAAACGAAACCGCCGCGCCGGCGTCGAGGATCTTTGGTGGAAATCCGTCACAGTCAACGGCGAGACGGAGAAGGTAGAAACAAAGCTGCATGGCAAGGGGAAGCGATGGCGAGGTAGGTACGTTGACGCGCATGGGGACGAACACACGAAAAGGTTTGCCCGCAAGGTTGACGCCAACGACTGGGTCGAGGAATTCACCGTCGAGCATGCGACTGGGACTTGGGTAGACCCGAAACGCAAAGCAACCGCATTCAGCGTCGTCGCCGAGCAGTGGTACGCCACGAAGGCGACAAAAGCCCCGACGACAATCGCCGGATACCGATCACTGCTCGATACACAGGTCCTCCCCCGATGGGGCGATACGGCCCTAGCGGATATTACCTACGAGGATGTGCAGATCTGGGTGACCGGGCTCAGCAAGTCCGGCAAGGTTACGAAAAACGGCACCAAGCCACTCTCGCCCTCGCGAACCATCCAAGCCTACCAAGTTCTCGACCAAGTGCTCCGCTACTCGATTCGTGCCAAACGGCTGGCCTTCAATCCCGCGTCGGACATCGAATTGCCCCGGAAAGCCGACCCGGACAAGCGTTACTTGTCGCACGAACAGATCAGACGCCTTGCGGCCGAATGCGGCAGATTCCACACGATGGTTCTCGTGCTCGCATACTGCGGGTTGCGATACGGCGAAGCGATCGCACTGCGAGAGAAGAACGTCGACCTGAAAACATCCCGGATCCGTGTGCAGACGTCAGTCACGCGCGTCACCGGCGTCGGACTCGTTGAGGGCCCGACGAAGAATCATGCTGCGAGATCGGTACCCATCCCCAAGTTTGTCGTCGACGAACTTCGCGATCGGCTTGAGGGATCCGATCCGGACGATCTCGTCTTCCCAAGCCACAAGGGCGGATGGCTTCCACTCGGCGAGTTCCGATGGGTATTCGACACCGCCGCCAAGAAGGTCGGTCTGGACGGGCTCGTCCCTCACGAGTTGCGCCACACTGCAGCATCGTTGGCGATCGCGGCCGGCGCCAACGTGAAGGTCGTCCAGCAGCTCCTCGGACACAAGACTGCGACCCTCACACTGGACCGCTACGGGCACCTGTTCGCGGACGATCTCGATACCGTAGCGGCCGCTCTCGACGCCGCCGCGGAGGCTTCGAGTAAATCTCCTGCGTACCCTCTGCGTACCCGCGAAGGATTCGAGGGCCGACCTGCCTTGCATGTCGTGCGTTGA